GAGATTCTATCGACACTGAGGATATTTTACGCGATGTTGTCTAAACGTAAAAAGAGCCGGACCTTTTGAGGGGTTCAGCTTCCGAGATCTCATGCAAGCTCGCATCCGTCCACAGGCTGATGAGGGAATCTCTTAATGCGGCGAGCACTGACGGATGTTTTACTCCCGTCGCATCTAAGATCATTTTACCTAAGATTTGGCGAGCGTGACAGGACTTGAACCTGCGACCTTCTCCGTGACAGGGAGATAATCTAACCGCTGAAATACACGCCCGTCTGTTGAGGCTGTACCCGGATTTCTCCGGGCCTTGACCCTTGGCCGCGCGATCTCTAATCTCTCCCCCGATTTACACGGGGTTCGCGGATCTCTTGCGCCTTTCGGCAAACTTGGGTGCAAAACCTGGCGATAATATACTTGACTCAGAGAAACATGCTATAATAGATGCATGAGCAGCGGAATCAAGTTCCCGAAAACACTTCTTGAAGCAGTCAGCATGTTCGCTGACAAAGAAGTCGCTTGGCAGTTCGCCGTAAGCCTACGATGGCCGAACGGTGTGACCTGTCCGTTCTGCGGCGGCGTGGAGCATTCCTTCCTTTCGACTCGAAAGACTTGGCAGTGCAAGGCATGCAGCAAGCAGTTCAGCGTAAAGAAGGGCTCAATCTTCGAAGATTCTCCGCTCGGTTTCGACAAGTGGCTTACCGCTATGTGGCTCATTGCCAACGCAAAGAACGGCATCAGTTCCTATGAACTACATCGCTCGCTTGGGATCACTCAGAAGAGCGCATGGTTCGTCCTTCACCGGATTCGCCTTGCGATGCAGAACGGCACAATGGAGAAGTTGGTTGACGACGTAGAAGCAGACGAGACGGGTATCGGCGGTCTTTCGAAGAACATGCACAAGCATGTTCGAGAGCGACGCGGCATCCGACAAGGCAACGCCAACAAAGCCATCGTTATGGGCATGTTGGAGCGCGGTGGAGAAATCCGAGCCGTCATCGTTCCGAGCGTGGATAAAACCAACCTTCAAGGTTTGGTGAAGACTCACGTCGCGAAGGGCTGTAACCTTTACACCGACGCTTGGAAAGGTTACAGCGGCCTTGATGCGTGGTACGCCCATCGAATCGTTGACCATTCGATCACCTACGTTATCGACAACGTTCATACAAACGGTCTAGAGAACTTCTGGAGTCTGCTAAAGAGAACGATGCGCGGAACATACGTAAGCGTGGAACCGTTCCACCTATTCCGCTATCTTGACGAGTATTCATTCCGGTTTAACAATCGGAAGGAGAATGACGGAAGCCGATTTACAACCGTCGCTTCCCAAGCCGCTGGCAAGCGACTCACATACAAGGAGTTGATCGGCAAGGAGTCGGTTCCTGCCACGATCTAGGCAGGAACGAAGGAGAATATATGGCCCGGAAGAGAAAAGACAAGGACGAGGGAAGCGAAAAAAGTGAAGAGTTCAAGGCATTCGAGGACCTTGCAAAGAAGGTCCTCGGAGTGTCCAAGAGCGAGTTAGATAAACGGGAAGCAGTTAACCTGGTCGCCAGAACTCAGCGACGTAATAACGATTAGGCTCTTCTCGTCCAAAGAATAAACATGTCATCAATGTGGTAACCATTGATGGTATTCGAAGTGGCACGTATTCCCGCTCCGGACGCAATAGGCGTTCCTGCTGGAGGTTTTGGCGTGGAAATTAGCATTTGGATCAATTGAATTTCGGTTGCATTCGGTGCCAGTGCTCGAATATCGTCTAGGTCCACTATAGACCCGGCCAAATGCGCATCAATGGCTCTGTATACGAACGTAGAGCCCTTTAGGGATACCTTTCGAATACCTAGCGTCAGCCTCCAGCGGTCATGTTCCCGCTCATATAGCCAGATGGCGCAATCTACCGGAAAGTCATTTTCGTCCAACTGCATCGCTAGGTGCCATCCGAAGTCGATGACCTCCGTGTTCAAATTCTTCACCATTGAGTCACGACCCAGTGAAGAAATGAGTCCACACCAAGACTCACTGCGGTAATCAATGCCGTAGCGTCTTGCTTGGAATTCTGCTTGTAACGTGTTAATTCTTTCCAATCTCGGATCGTGCTCCAATTCGCACGGAATGCTGGATTTCTTCGGCATTCAGCCTCATGGGCAGGCTTCAGTCCGGAAAGTTTCAGTAAATTCTCTAGGTCATGGCTATAGATATCGAATACAAAACTTTTATCTGGAAGGGCATGCCTCTGGAATTGTTTGCAAATAGCCGCCTTTAGCGAGCACTCGGGCCGTCTTCATTTTACCCCCTGGCCCCACTGGGGGTTGTGTTTCCTTGCGCATCCCTCCGCAATTTTCTTTGAACCCTCTTGTGGACTCAAACAGCATCAAAAACGGCCATTTAGACTCAAAACTAGGGTGTAAACTAAAACCCTCGCGCGCGCTCTCTGGGTATTTCCCTTTAGAGCTACTTGGCTCTACAAGTTTAGTCTTGTGGTTACGGTCCTGTAGAGCGCCAACTCCAACGTACATTTGCTTTCGCCGGAACCGCTGCGCGTAGGACAGGTCGCGCGGTTACTTTCCGATCGCCGCAAACAAAGTAGCCAGCCGCTAGGACTGGCTTTGCAGTGTCAAGCACTGGGAGAGTTCAAGTCTACTCTTTTGGTTACGCCGGATCACATGAACGGAGCCACGCCGTAACAACCGTGATAGCCGATCCCGCAAAGATGACAGAAGACCCGATGGCAGCGAACGCAACTCCACGAGTAGTCAAGTTCTTCGAGGTCATCGCCGCAGTACGAACAAACCTCTGGATTTGGGAAACCCTCCGCATGAGTTACGGCCAATTCCTCACCCTGATAAGTGAATGTCATTCCTGGCTTAATATCCGTTGGATTCATCAGTTTTCCGTCCATTCTGAGTTCTGCGGTTGCTTCCTGAGAGAGTCAAGGAAGGCATGAAGTTCTCGATGTTCGGCAGGGGTAGCTGAGTAAGTTTCTGACACTCTCTTGGCACCAGAAGGATCTTTCACCTTTGGCCCTGAACCTGGTCTAGGTCCTCCGTGTGGTTTGTGCTTACTCATACTGGCGACACTTCGCCTTTTGGAAGGTTGATTTGAGTTGCGCCAGGATCTTCGACTTCGACCATCGCAGCAAGGCAGTAGTCAGCATGGGCACGGGAATCGCCCCATGCTTTGTATCGCTCGCGACCGTCAGGACCGTAAACGATGTGGCAATGAAGATTCCCGTAAATGGGATGTGGCGAAAGTGTTTCGATGTAAATCGTCACGGCTTAACCGCCTCCTGATACTGCTCAAAGGTAATTTCCTTTGTTCGAAGTCGCAGGACCGCAGAGAAGTAGCGGATGCCCATTGCGTAGTTCTTGGTGATCGCGTCGGCAACGTCGTCAACAGCTACGCGGATGCTCCTGTCGTAGTCAGGGCCACACTCGCAAAACTTGCGGTATGGCTCCAATGCCTCAATGGAAGCGAACGGGATCATATCGTGACCCCGTTCTTGGTGGAGGTAACGATTACTCGCTTTCTCCAAGAGCACCATTCCGCTCTACCGATCCAGCCATCGCCGGAATCGAACGTCTGCACTTTGCCAGTCTTCTTGGCAAGCGTCTTAGCTTCGGCATAACTCCCTGCCGAGAAGGTCGAGGTGGAAGAAGATTCCATGTCTCGATTATACAATACTATTCAAGCGAACCTAATACTTTTATTCGCAAGTCGGATAAAAACTTGGTGAGTTGCTCAAATTCTTTCTCGGTAATCGAAAAGGTATGTGACTTTCTCTTTGCGCCGGAGGGATCTTTCACCTTGGGTCCAGATCCTGCGCGCGATCCACCGCGAGGTTTTGGCGAACCAAGTGGCGTGCGTCTTTTTTGCCTTGGGATACGCAAGCCCTCTGGTATCAGAACATCAGCTTTCCCGGCATTGCATTCGTGGCAGGATGTGATTAAATTATCTGACGCCGTAGTGCCTCCTGCGCTAAAAGGAACTACATGGTCAATGACCAACTTAACCTCTGGTGGAACTCTGCCGCAGTATTGGCACGTGAATAAATCTCGCGTGAATAACTCAAACCTCATGCTTGGGGACAGTTTCCGAGAACGGCGAGCCTGTAAAGGTACACTTAGATCAGACATTTCGAACCTCCGAGTTCGTTATGGATAGGCTCGGAGTTCGCTCAAACGAACGTTCGGGCCGTCTTTATTTTACCTCGTTAGACCTACTGTCATGAATTCTAATTATTTTCCATATAGGCCCAAACCTGGTAATTCTACTCCGCTTTCTCAGCCAGCTTTGCAGCTTTCACATCCGCTGCGATACGCTCCAGGACTGTAGTTAAGCCTGTCATGCACTGCTCATCTGTCCAGGTGGTGTCTTTGGTTTCGACTACCTGCGTTAATGGTCCATCGACTCTTGCCCAGGCTTCTTTGAGGTTCGCTGAGTTGCCTTCTTGGATAGATTTCTTGACGCCTTGAATGAGGATCTCGACCGTTGCGGGGTCATTGAACTCCTGCTCCATTCGAGTCTGAAAGAGGGATTTCTTGGGCCTACCGTTGGGATTCCCAGACTGTCCAGGCATGAATCCCTTGCCGGTTATGCCGCCAAGCGTTGTTTCTTCGTTGTTACCAACGTGAATATCATCGCTCATAACTCTTCAATCCTACACCATGTCAAGATCTTGGCACCCATCTATTTTATCCTTCCGATTCAAAACACACGGCCATTTCCTGATAGGCCATGAAATCGAATCCAGCGGCATCGTCTTGAGCCCAGATTCGCTCCATAGATGACATAAACTCTTGAGGGTGCCAGATATACCAGGCAGCACGAAATGCCAGCCAAGCATTGTGAGTTTTTGCGAACGCTTCTTTTGGTTGCGATTTAAATGCTTTTCGACAATTGGCCTCGTTCTTATCCATCCTGTTTAGCCTTCCTCTGTACTTGGTTTGGGGGATGCTTCCCGTTCGACTACCCATTTCTGGCTTATCTGCTCAAGTTGCTTGTTTCTTTGGCCGGATCTGATTTGAGCCAACACAATCGGGACATTGACAGCTTCCATCCACGCTTTAGCATCCTCACCGGAGAGCGACGTTATTAGTCCGCTCTCATATTCAAGCGTCACCTTCGCAAGCTTGTATTCTTCTCTCATGTCTTCCTCAGGATGCAGCCAGTCTTGCTCAAAATCATTGTCTTGCCGCATAAAAGGCATGTTCCATGCGTCCAATTATCCCAAATCGGTTTCTCCACCACTTCCTTACTCTCTTGGTGTTCTGGGGTCACCGCAATTCACCTTTGTCGCCAAACAAAACGATGCTCATATTGTGCTCGATGATCGCTTTCATTTCATCCGACGATTGGCCGCAGTCGTAACAGATCCGTTTGCCGCCAGGGCCGTAGGGCCTTGTTTCTGCGATCTTGCCGCACATTTGACAGCCGTCTTTGATCTCATCGGCGATAACCGTAACCTTGCACGATCCGACCTCAATTAGCCTACTCACCCTTCCCCCTTTACTATTTGGCCGTCGCGATCTTCAATCTTAATGCTTTTAAGCATCGAATGGGATTCGCCCACTTGGGATTCGATCATCGAAATATCCCACTGAATTAATTCGTTCGAAATGGCGCAAAGAGCATCGTAGGGCACTTCACCTTTTTCTAGTTCGACTTCAAAAACTACGATGCAGGTCATTGGTCAGTACCTCCCGTGTGGATCGCATTAGCTTTTTCTCTGCGGCTTGCAGCTATGCCAAGACTGCAATTCAAGGCTCCGAATACCAGCGCGATCAACTGGAAAATCGTAAATCCGAATGCTGCCGACGCTCTGCTTATGGCCGTGGTCGTTCCGAATATGGAATTACTTACCGCCATCGTTGCGGCGACGATCAGAACAATGAGCACGAAAAACAGAAGACACGCGAGGTAGGCGAACGCGAAATAAAGCACGGCCCTGACTCCCAGGGATAGGTTTTCAATGCTCGATTGTGATTTGCTCATCCCTCTACCTCTTTAGAAGTGCCACCGTGCAATCTCAAAACGCCGTTCTCGATCATCTTGCCGATCCCTCGCAACAAGCATTCGCCGCACTCAAACCGTTCTGCCTCTGGCAACTCAAGGCTCTTGAAAGGATACGATGTGACGATCTTGCCGTCTTGCTTGGCATAGAATCCCCACTCTTCCGAATCGGGACGCGGCAAATCGCCCTCAGACGCCAAAGCATAGCCAAATTCGTACCCGTAGTAAAACTCTAGGGCGCTGGTGTCCAGATATGCGTAATCGCTCGAAACTCCTGTCTTCATTTTTGGTTCCTCTCACGCTCTATAAGGGAGCGGATGTTAAAATCCCTATCCATCGTTGCGGTGCTCAATGCGTCACGAACCTATACTCCTGATCGTACAGCAAAGGCAACATTTCCGCGTAAGCATTCTGAATGGCCGAATCTCCGTCAGCATGTCCGCGATCCCATGCAAGATCGAACAGATAATGGCTGGCTGGCCCTGTTTGCACTCCGTAAACAGATTCGAGACGGGCCTTCGTTGCCCGCTGATCGTCACTCAAGCGCGAAAGGTAAATTGCTTGGTCGTTCATCGCTTCCGATCCTCTTCTACCATCCGTCGAATGTAAGGACTCGCACCTTCTGGTTGGTTGTTGACGTGTGCCCATTGAGCCGCAGTCAGATGTACCGATCCGCGCTTGAGCTTCTTTTCATCGGCTAGTGCCGGTCTTCCCTTGCTTGCCATATCCATATTATGCACACTTTTCAGGATATTTAGCGATATTTTTCGTGGGCCAATAAAATGCTTGCATTCCTGATATATGCGGTGTATCATATATCCAGCAAGCCCAAGAGGGCAAGGAAACGAAATGGACAGATTCGACACACTCACCACCTACCAGCAAGAAGATCGAGCACGACGATTCGAAGTCAAGACCATGCGAGGAACGCGGATGGGAGTTTATCGAACTCGGAAAGCAGCAGAAGCCAAGCAAACCAAGACGGTACACCAGACGTACATCGTTGAATTTTTGCAGTACGCCTAACCACCATCCCCGACCAACCACAAGGACAAAACGACGGAATTATCCCCTTCGCAAACCATAAACGGTTTGCTGAACTAACGGTTCAGGGGTTCGTTCCACTCCCACAGTGAAACAGAATGAACTTAAACGAAAACGAAACTACTCTTGAGGCCGAACTTTCGGCTTCCGGCCCGCACCCGGCTTGTGCGGTTCTTTCTCAGGCACAGGAGCGGCAAGAGCCCGCTTTAGTGCCTGTTCTAGCGTCAGGGGATACAGAGTCAGGCGCGGTAGGCGCTCCGTGTATTCAGTGTCTTGATTCTGGTTCTTCATGTGAATTGCGCCTACGTGAATCTATTCATGGGCTTCGGGCGTGCTTGAAGGATCTGGAGTTTTTACTGGATTCTCTGGAACGGCATGGGCTTGAGCCGCTAAGCGCTTGGCCGTTTTCTGACGCCCTTTGAACTCAGCTAGTCCGGAGTCACCTGCCTTGAAGCGATCACCGAACTTTGCCGCGCCAGCGAGTACCGAGCTTCGAAAATGTGGGGCGCATCCTTTGCCGATATCTGCAAGCAAAACGCATCCGTCACCGCTTGATTTAACACCACTCCCTCCGGTTAGAGGGGAAGGAAACTGAACGAAATGGGAACTAATTACTACTTGAGACAGAACACTTGCCCGCATTGCGGACGAGGTGACGAACAGATCCACATCGGTAAATCATCCGCTGGTTGGTGCTTCTCTTTGCAGGTCTTCGAGCCTTACGAAGATTGGACGCTTGACCGTTGGATCGAGCGATTCAACGAACCAGGCGCGAAGATCTTTGACGAGTACGGCGACGAAACGCCCGTCGAAGACATGATCGAAAGAATAACCAAACGAGGTTCGGATGATCGGTGCGATGATTGGTGGAGTGGTATCTATTCTAGCGCGGCTGACTTCTACGCCAAGAATCACGCGGAACCGGGACCGAACAACCTATACCGCCATCAGATCGGGCCTTATTGCGTCGGCCATGGCGAAGGAACCTATGACTACATCCCAGGAGATTTTAGCTAACATGCCTCCATTAACACCAGACTAGGCAAAGGATTTGATAATCAACGAACTGAGAGCCTGTATCGCCAAGGAGGATCAGAAATTACACTTGAGCGTAAGTCGGTTTTTGATGGCACCGAATACGTTAGCCTTCGGTCGCTCGTTCTCATAGCCCAACCAAGACCAACACGAGGAGAAGTCGTGGAACTGAAATGAAACAATCCCTATTCAACCTAAGCATAACGTTTTGCGCCGTCTGTCTTGTTGTGATCGCCCTTTTTGCGATCTTCATTCCCAAGACAGCGCCAAAATGCCACGACTGGACAAAACTGCGCTCGATCCGAGAAGATGCAACCGGCCAACTGATCATCGACGCGCCTCTTATTGCATGTCCCTCAGATAATTGGGTCCACGGCAAAGAGGTTCCTGTTTCTAATCTGAGGCCGAAATGATCCACGAAGCATTCATGCGCCAAGGAACCGCGCACATTATCGGAAATCGTCCCGGCGTTTCCTGGTGCGGACTTCAAAACCCACAGCCAGATAAGACGATGGTCGTGTCAGATCCTGTGTTCTCAAACGTGCCCGACCCGCGATGCAAGCAATGCCTTGCGGCCATGAATTCCGCGAAAATCCAAAGGCTCGAGCCGGTCAAATAAGGACCGGCTTTCCTTTTGGCTGAAATTTGCCTCTACAGCGCGATTTAAGCCGTGCAGGTCTCGGAAGTCGTCCGAATGCGACAGAACGCCGCAAATCAAGAATTTGATGGCAAGAATCATCAAAAGAGCTAGACATCCTGCGCCGTCAAAAGTAATTGGCCTTTGGGATTGGCTTTTATAAGCGTGTAGGATCGTCGAAACTCTGCCACCGAATGCCGGTAAATCTGTGTCGGTCCGCCATATCCCCGAAGTTCGAGGATTCCTTTCGAGAGGTCCCAAGCAAATGGACCCGCGTCTAATCCTCTGCGGCTGAATGTGTCGCCCGCTCGAACGATTCCCGCATGGAGAACTGGACTATTACCAGCATTCTCTTTTAGTTTTTCCTCACTAATCCAGCGAGCGATTGTAGGTTCAGGAATGCCGTGCTTTTCGGAAATCTCTCTGGCCGACATTCTAGATCGGTCTAGCATTGCCGCTTTTCGATCCTCAGGGCTGTGCATTCTCAACCTCCGACACGCTGAACCCGTTCGCAACAAATAGCGCCTTTAATTTTTCCGCTGGTTTTTGGTTTGAATTGGTGACCGATATTTCAACCGTTGCCCCGTCGATCTGAAATGGGCTCTTGACGTGCCATGTCGTTTTTCCTGCGCGGATCTCTAACCCGTTGGGAAAGTCGATTCTGTGGTCAAAACCGAACGTCCATCCGCTTGGCACAATTACGTCTTGGCCTACGTGGACGATAACGCCTCCGCTGCACTGGATTCTGCCTGAGAGGGTTATTGTCATGGGGTCACCGGCTCTTTTGCAGCGTGGATATAGTCTAGAGTTTCATCCCACATTAGATCGCCGTCGAGAAAGTCTATAGCCTCATCTAGCGACAGGAACAGCCGCTCCGTAGGCAGCAGCGAACCGACGCCATCGACATTCGCGCCACTGTCTGAATAGTTGAACGCGGTTATCTTCCCGACCTGGATCTGCCATTCCTGGATTCCTTTTGGCGCATACCAAACGGTGTCACCTACTCGTAAATCGGTCACTTGCTCACCATCTCCTCTACCTGTTCCCGTGTCTCAAAAAGCCAGGGGATAGGTACCGTTTCTTCACCTGGATTTGGCCCAATATCTCGGGTCATTACCGCGTGTGTTTTGTCAGTGTTCAATTCCTTGAACGTTCCGCTACGGATCTCGGGGTTGCTCCGAGTCCGAAAGAAATAAGAAATACCTTCCTGTAAATCCAGTTTTGTCATGTCGCCTATCTCCAAATCCGGGAATCAAAACGGTTCCGGTTCGCCGGAACAATATCTCCCCCTACCCCCTCTTCCTCTAAGAAGCGGGGGCTATTTCCGAAGACTGCAAGACTGCAAGGATGCAAACGAGTCCTAAGACTGCAAGCACACCCCGTAATCATGCAAAGCAATTTGCAGTCTTTGCAGTGTTAGATTCATTCTACACTTAACCGTATGGTATATTGTCTTATGCCGACAATTAAGCGAAGAAAACGACGCAAGATCGAACAGGTTCACCCATCGTCTAGGCGTCGAAAATGTTGGAAGGACCCAATTTACATCGAAAGTTCCGTGGCGCTTGTAGTCCTTACGAAAGGCGCTTTCGCCTTGGTGGACGCCGAGGATGCGGAGCGATTGAATCAGCATCCCTGGCATGTCGACAGCGGGCTCTATGCTCATAACGACAACTTGGGAGGTATGCACCGTTTTGTCATGGGTCTTGCTAAAACCGATCCGCGCATCGTTGACCATTTGAACGGCTTGCGGTACGACAATCGAAAGAAAAACCTGTCTATTTGTAATCAGCAGCAAAACATGGCTTCGGCATCGTTGGCTAAAAAGCGGCCGGGCGATCTTCCGGTAGGAGTAGGATGTAACGGAAAACGCTTTTCGGCTCAAGGTCCGTGCGGATACCTCGGAACGTTCGATAGTCCACGAGAAGCCGTCATTGCTCGAATCATCGCGTATGAGGTCTACAAACGCGAGAAGAGAAGCGTAAGATGGTCCGCGTGTTTCAGTGGAAATATCGAAGGTCCGCTGCATCCTGCGTGGCTCGAATACCTGGGCGTTACTACTCATCAAATGGATCAACTTGCATCATCCATACTCCATCAGGCCGCTTCACCGTCATAACCTTTAGTTCGTCCCGTGCGGTTGACACCGTGCGGGAACTTATACCAGCCGCGCCGCACTTCTCATAAACGATCTTGCTTTCGACGTATACGCCAGTGCATATCTCCCGAATGAGGGCCTTCGCTGCCGTGACCTTCGATCTTCCCCCGGCGTCTCTTGTCGCTCCCGCCTCATCCGAGGGATCAAACGGGTTGCCAGCGTTCTTGATGTACTGGACTTCCAAATCCACACGGCGGTAAATAAAGTGATCGGCTTTCGGAACAAGCAAACTGCCTTTTTCGCAGGTCACTACTACGGCCCCGTGGTTCGTCGGGTGCTTGCGGCAAACCATTTGCCCACGGTGGGAATTTCTGAACTGCACCGATCCGATGCCGACCTGTGAAGCATCTTCGATCTTGCCCTTTTTGAAATGGCGCAGGTCCCAAAACGTGCAGCCGGTTTTCGATGCTACGACGTTCAAGATCTCCATGACCCGCAATACGTCTAACGCTGTGTTGGCGTCCTTGACGATGTTCTGGCAGAAGTACATGAACGCATCGACAATGCAAAGCTTGATACCGTTGTCTTCGATAGTCTCTTCAACGAGTCGCAACCCATCACGATCAAACACAATATCGTCTCCCGCGAAAAGGATCATGCCAGGTACGCCACCGTTCGCCAGGTAGACCGTCATCAACTCTTCGTCGGTGTCTTCCCGCTTGTGCATGTACAGCGTCTTTACAGGGCCTTCCGGTAGTGGTTGGAAGTCCAGCGGATGTAGCCCTCGTGACATTGCCGCTGCCCATGCCAGCGCCAAACTCGTTTTGCCTACGCCACCGTCGCCGTCAAGCAAAATGCACTTGCCTTTCGGTAGATATGGCTCTGCTAGATATTCTGGGTTTGACCATCCTTGCGCCATGTCCGGCTGACGGACAGTAAGGCCCCGCTTGGGCATCAGGTCAAGACGTTTGACGAACTGTGTCTCAGTGAATCCGGCCTCGAAGTGATCGAACCCATCATCGTGATCGCCGGTCGTTGCTGACTGGACAACCTCCACATAAGCAGCGACACCTTTAAGTTGAGAGGCGATGTAAGCCGCGTAAGCTTCCCCGGTTTCGTCTCGGTCGGCAATGATAACGACCTTCGCAGATTTGAAAAACTTGGTGTGCTCGGGAAGCCATTTCGAGCCGGGGTTATCCTTGTGCGCTCCCCCCGGTTGGCACGTTGCGGTTAGGCCCTTGGTTCGCAGTCGGTCTACCGCTTTTTCGCCTTCGCAGATATAGACCGTCTTGCCGCTTCGCATGGCTTGCAGTAGGTCCGCGACACGGTACAGGATCTTTGATTTACCATTGAGACTCGAAAGGTCTTTGTCATATGCTCCGAGTCCAAGTTCTATGCGCTGAAAGAAGTTCTTTTTGCCATCCTTCCCTAGAAACCGTACCTTCTCAAAAACGTACTTGCCTTCAAGGTCGTAATACTTGTAGACCGTTTGGGTGCCGTTGGTTAGCGTCCTTTCAATGGCTGAAATGCGCCGGTCGTCTTCTTCCATGTTCAGCGCGGACAGTATTGCGGACTCACTGCAACCGGCTTGGCATTTGACGTGTAGCCATCCGTCCTTTTCCCAAACCGCAAACGATGGGGAATCATCTTCGTGCGCGGGGCATTTTGCCGAAACCATCCGGCATCCGTCCTTTGTTCTGACCTTGCGCTTATCCGGGTCTAAGCGGCCCGCGAACTCGTCAAGCGTCATGACCTAGGCTTCCATTGACCAGCGTTCTTGCAGTCATTCCAGATTGTTTGAAAGTTGACAACGCCCGGTATGGATCGTTCTCGAAAATGCGGGCTTGCACCCTTCACGATATCTACCGTCGTGCCGTCTCGATCTCTCCACCATGCGAGCGAGGATTCCCAGCCTTTGGTGCCGCTCACGAATTCCAGCAATACAGTCTCGCTGAATCCGGTGCTATTGAGATACACGCCAAGAGTGTCTTGAGGATGCCAGGAGCCCCAAAGTCTAGGACCGAGCGCCAATATGCACTCTCCGGAACACCTGGCAGCACGGATAATCTCGGGATCTCTGAAAAGATACTCAAAGGCATCAACTGCTTTGACTTCCACATAAAGCGGCGGTAGCCCAATGGAGGTTAAGCGGAAATCTGGAATCCAACCGGACCACGCAACAAACGGCTCGTACTCCCATTTCCATCCCAACGCATCGAAGCAACGCGCCCAATGAGCCTCAAGCATAGACCGGAATTGTACGCCTTTATATTCCGTGGGCTTGGGTGGTATCGAACGGTCAGGCATTAGCGCCGACCCCGAATATTAGAAAGCCCTGCGGGGGTCCGGTGGGTCGCGTGGCAGAAAGAGGCTTGCCGCCACCGAGACACACCCCGTAGAGCGTTGCAAAGACTAATATTCGGTTGTAATGGTTCCATTTTTCCTCAATCAACGGACGCGACTCCGTGGCGTACTCGCCTTTTTTAGTTTACCTTCTCTTCCAATTCAACACAAGTCTAGTTTTTCTTTGTCTCTACTGGGGGTTATTCGATTGGTGAGAGGGATTCAAAGTCTAGCGGTATGTCTTTTGGCTTTGGTGGATCTATTGGGCCGAAGTCCATGATTTCCTGACTCAACCTTAATGCCGATAGCTCGCAAAACTGCTCTTCCTTCTCAATTCCGATAGCCTTTCGTCCGTGTCTTTTAGCCGCCATCAAAGTCGTACCGCTGCCCAAGAACGGATCAATGATTAGCTCCTGCTCTGTGAAGAACCGCAACATTATCCGCTCCCATGATGGCAAATCCTTTGGGCATGGGTGAGGTATGGGACCCGCACCCGCACCCGCACCCGCACCCGTCCTTTGCGCCGTGCTTATGTAGTCCTGCCAAGCATCGTGTCCGACTCGCTGTTTTGGCTTTCCGTAGACCAGGATGGGCTCCCATACATTAAATCCGCCGATAGAAGACGGTGAGCACTGATTCGGCTTGAACCACGCACATACCCACGTAGGCAATTCGATTGCGAGCCACATTGAAAGATTGACGGTACCGGGTGAGAACACAATCGGCCGAGGACAAAGTTCAAACCACGTTCGACACCATTCGCTGTAATCTTTCCGCTTGTCGCCCTCGCAATAAGCCAGACCGACGTTGTAAGGAGGATCGGTCAAAACAGAGGCGTCACGCGGCAACTCTGGCAGGATCTCGCGACAATCGCCGTGGTAAATGACAATGCCATCTTTCTCGTAATAAGGCTTTATAGGCACGTCTCATCCTCCCAGATCCAAAACCCATCAACGTCTATAGTCATGGCGTCTCATCCCGTCGTTGCATTAGCTTTACCGGCAACGGTCCAAACGACCACGAAGCCTCACGGACGGAATGATAAACGGGTCCGACAGGCTCCCCGCTTGATAGCCGCCATTGCCAAGTGTGCTGCGTCCCGTTCCATTCGTCCATCAGGTGATATTCTCGATGATTGAAGAACTGGCTATTGACGGCTTTCGGCTTTTTGGACGGATAGAAGATGCGATCTATCCAGGTCATGATTTTTGCTCACCGTCTGTCGTAACCCTCCCAACCCATCGAACCGCAAGGCAGATAAACGCATAGAGCGCCCCGCAGAGCGAACCGGATATCAGAGCTATTGCCAGCAGTATGTAGATCGTTGTCATTGGTTCCTCTCTTTGATCGCGTCTCGGATCTCGTCTAGCACAGAGCAGATCGCGGCCAATGCAATAAACACCGAGGCCACGACGAGACATGACCCAAAATTGTGACCGTCAAGAACTAAACCAATCCCGATTGAACCGGCTAAGCATCCAATGTAGAGGTAAATGAGCCAGATCCTCATTTCCGGTTCTCCTGCGCCAACACCCCAAGCAGTTTCGTTACCGATTCGGCCCACTTTTGGAGCGATACCGGTACCTGCAAATCATCGTGGAGATAGCCGTAGTTTGTTCGGATCTCGTCGAGTAAGTCGTAAATAGCTCCCTGTCCAGTTTGTACGTTCATCGGTTCCCCTCTCCACTTAGCCAAGCCTTTAACTTGCGCGAAACCTCGATCTCGGATTTGATGTACGGATGGACCAAGACGCCCACCGCACCAGGACCGTTAAGCAGTTTTTCTCCCTCGGCAATATGGTCGTCGCAAGCGTCGATTAAGATGCTCATGGAGTTCGGTTCTGTGGGTTGCTTCTCTTTGTCTGCTAGGGCTTGGAGTTCGGACCAATTATCGCCGCCGTTCGACGCGCAAGCGTGGTTAGTACAGAAAATCGCGTACAGATCCTCGTCCGGAACTTTGTCACGCTGCATGTCTGACTCACCGCAAATCGGACACTTAACCCAACCGTCTCGCACCATTCCGTTACTATTCTCTACCTGAGACTCAGGGGTGAAGGGTTTGGCGAACCTCAATAGCGGTAAATTATTTGGTGTTTGCCCGATATGCTGCCGTGATACGCGATACCAGCGATTAGCCCGACTGCTGACTGACTTCTCAGCGCAATCCTCGTCAATAATTTGATCCGACTCAACCAATACAAACGGATCCCCGTCTATCTCGAATGGTTGCGGCTCTTGCTTGGTTGCGGGTTGGATCTTGCGGCAGAACCGAGCATCGACAAGGATCATGCCTTCAATCATCGAGTCAGACAAAGGGAATGTACTAAGCCATTCGCCATCGCGCGGGCTCCAGAAAAAAGAGTCGTCGGTTAGATCGGTCGATAGTTTGACGTCCGGTATCTCGTAGCCATCGAATGGAGTCGGGTTTGTTGGTGGTTGGTTGTTCATGTTTATTTTCCAAAGCAGCCGTAAATCTCAACGGCAAAGAATATCAGGACGATAACGAATATCGGCCAACGGTCAAAGCGTGGTAGTGGAGGGAGGTTCATGATTTCCACTCTCCGATGTGCAGTTGCGAATGATGACGAAGGCACAAAATTTTGAGGTTGTCGTGCGAATGACGCAGTTCAGGATGCGCCGCTTTCGTGCGGGTGTGATGGACTTCGATAGGACCCGCGCATTCTCCCTGTCCGGCCATCTCGCAAACGTTTCCTCTCTCAGCGATCAGAGCGGCCTTCGTTACGGCATCTTCGCGCTTGTTCTTCTTGCCGCGTTTCCCGATCTTGGATAAACCCGCAAGGGTCTTCCATGAACCGTCTGGATTCTTGCGGATGTCGGTTCGCTTCATCTCTTCACCGTTGAGTAGCGTGTCCCGAGATTCCGAATATCAGCCGCCAAAGCAAGATAACCGGCTCCAATGTCCTCGCGCTTGATGATCGTGACCGGGTGTCCATTTGCTGCCATCATCTTTGCCTTGACCCTGAATACCGCCGTGACCATCCCCTTGACGTCCTCGCGAACCGTTTGAAGATCGGGACCCGGTAGCGTGTACTCAAAGTCCAGAACCAACTTGACCGCCCGCCGCTTAACTGACTTCTCCAAAAGCGTGTACGGCACTTGACATTGCAGCAACTTGATAAGGCCCTTGCGCTCCCGATCTTTCAATTCAAGATAGCGAGCGGCCTCGGCAGTAGAGTCGAACTTGCGCTGGTCGATAGTGACTTTTTGCGCCCTGTACTTATTGGGCTTCATGCCACCACCCATTTACGCGCCTCTGCAACCTCACCGGCTTCCCATCCGTCAACCGACTCTTTGAGAAACGCCTTACCCGCGTCAGTTTCTAGGAAGTCATGGCAAGCCGTACAAAGCGAGTAGAACCCTGCGTCACCCTCGTTGACGCAGAAGCAGGACCAATATAAGTCGCCTATCTGGATCGGATTCGTTTCCGTCTTGTACCAGCACCCCTCGCACCGCCGAACCTTTTGGGATTTGTGTCTCGACTCACTGTAAACGTCGCTCACGTCTTATCTCCCGTAGCCGCTGACTCTCTCAAAGCTGTTAAAGCGTTTTCTAAACATGATTCGCAAATTCCATAGGATCGGTCGTCATCGTCGCCGGACCAAATGGCCATGACAGGGCCGGGAGTTCTGCACTCGTCGCAATAGCCGCGAATGGTGATTGACGTCACGGCTTAGAACCTCCTGCGGCAACAATTTCAGCGTGACGAGCAAACTTGTTCATTTCCGAGGGTCCGATAACGCGGGTTCGCCACCCGTCCTTGACTACCAAAAATTGATTGATCTTGCCGCAAACGATAAGGGAGCGACGACGGTCAGCGTCGTAGATTCGCTCACCCATGTCAACGGACAACCAAGAAAGCAAAGTCACTTAGAACCTCCTGCGGCTTTCGCTTCCAAATACGCTATGTACGAAGATAGGATGATCGTTTTGCCCGCTTCTGAACCGAGTTCAGAACCATCGGCTTTCATGGCAGGTTTTAGCGCCTCATATTGTTCCCTGACTCCTGGCATTGGTGTACCGCCGTTAACGAATCCTGTCGTGAATTCGTCCCACGTTTCGGCCATCTGAGATAGCATCCAGTGGTACATAGCCAAAGGCAAAGGATGCCATGTTTCTGCTGGCGTACCGTCCACGTCATACCGCGCAACCGTATATCCATGTTGCTTGTCGGCTGTTCCTTCGTGAGATAGCAAAAGATTATTGCCGCCTGTTTGATCTATCCAAAAATGCTTAGGATCTAGTTCAGCGAGCCGTTTTGCTTGCTCCAGTGTTAAAGCTACTTCACTAGGGTTCATGGCTTTTCAATCTCCTGTTCTACAAGATGCTTTAGATAGTCAGCAACGAAGAAATCAGGCATATCCAGACGGTCCGGGTCGAAGTCGCGTCCCTCGCTGTTCCAGTCCTCCATTGCTTTGCAGAAGTTGAACTGATCCTCTTTTGACTCGAAGAATCCGGCGAACTCTTCAAAGTCGTTACAGCCAGCGTTGCCCATCCTGTCGCTTGCGTATTCGAGAAAATGAGCGATCAACTTAAGCGTGGTTTTGTTCATTCCCCACCTTCCTTACTGTAATCCATGAGGTATACTATACTGTATGCCAGTAAGAATTGTGACGTGTAAATTACGTACAACAGAAGAAAATCGCGCAATTCTCGCGGATACGATGGCTACCTATGCCAGGGTGTCCAATTTAATATCTGGTATCGCTTGGCATTCGCGGGCATTCGGTCTATTTGGACTGCATCGCCTGTCGTATCATCAAGCGCGAAAGGCTGAACCGTCCCTACCTTCCACTAGCGTAGTCGCAGCGATGCGGGGAGTGGTTCATTCCTACAAAAAGGATCGGCAGCACTATCATAATTTCAAAGAATCAGGGGCCGTAACTCTCAATAAATGGGCATACAAATTGGTCGGAGTGTCGTCAGTCAAGATCACGACAACACAAGGACGATTGACGCTCTCTCTCGCTCATGGCGGTAAACAGCGGGAAATTCTCGCCGCCGGGAAGATCGGGGAAGCGGATCTCATTTATCGGGATGGTGAATTCTATCTGGCAATATCGGTGACTATTCCCGATGTTCCCACGAAACCCACGAATGGCGTCATTGGCATTGATTTGGGTGTCTCGCAAGTTACGACTGACTCAGACGGGGAATCAGTCGCCGGGGAGCCAATAAAGGCCATGCGGCGAAAAATGAGGCGGGTTCGCGGACTGCTCCAAAAGAAGGGGACCAAGAGCGCCAAGCGTCACCTAAAGCGGGTCGGTAAAAAGGAAAGCCGGTACCGAAAGAACGCGAACCATGTGATTTCTAAACAGATCGTCGCCAAGGCGGTCAACACGGCGAAGGCACTCGCGCTAGAGGATTTGAAGAAAATCCGAGAGCGCAGTAACGGTTTCGGTCGTGAGATGAGATGGCTCTTAGGTGGTTGGTCTTTTGCGGACCTCCGCGCCAAGATCACGTACAAGGCACAAGATGCGGGCATTCCCTGCGTCTTCGTGGACCCACGCAATACGTCTCGGACCTGCTCAAAATGCGGGCACTGTGATAAAGCGAATCGTAAAAGCCAATCTCGATTTGAATGCAATTTGTGTGGCTTCGTTGCCAACGCTGATGTAAATGCAGCGGTCAACATCGGAGTACGGGGTCAACTGTCCAAGACCCTAATGATGTCCGCTGCCTAGAACGGTCTAGGCAGAATTGGAACGTCAAGAGCCAATTGGCTCATAGGATTTACTGTTCTCTTGGGATGCGGCAATCAAATCGTCTTTTGCGTATGATCCTAACCAGTCGCGATCCACGTTGCAAATTGACAGCGGATGCCCTGCGCTGACTCCATCCGAATGACCTTCACGGTATGCCGATTCAACCTTTTCGGCAAGTCGATATTCTGCTTGCTTGGCATGGGCGAGCCATCCCAAAGATGCGCCCTGAATGATGAGGCAGGAATAGTCGCCATTGGTTTTTGTATCGAAGTCGCCGCGCTCGAATCCTTGGCCCTCTAGTGCCATCATTGCCGTCTCAAACTCCGCTCTTTCCCGATCTTCGAAGGTGCTCATGCTCCCGCCTCGCTTGCGTCCTGGGTGGCTTTCCACTCAGGGTATCGCGGGTCGGCTTTGACTAGATACATGACCGTACCGGGCTTTACTCCGAGCGCGGTAGCTATCTCTCGGATCTTCAACACGCCGCCCGTGTAGTAGTCAAACGCTTTGCCGATCTCATCGCCGAATCTTGGGACAGGCCCTCTTTTTCTTGGCATGGATAGACTTTACCATGATTCTCTACAATTTCCTAGATATTTTTACGAAACTCTACACAATCGTACAAGAACGCGCTATAATCAACCCATGCCTACCAGCGCAACACTCGAAACGCCGACAACGGAACAGACCGCAAGACCTATTCACTGCGTCGAATGCGGCGAACCGATCAGCTACAACTACGGATTCGACGTTCCCGAAAGACTCGCAACGTTCGGACTCTGTTACCACTGCGACTACTGGGTAGAAGTTCTGAGTTCAAAGCATCTTGGCGTTGTGTTCGAGAAGTTAGGCGGTAGACGATGCCACTGCCAGCCGATCCTAACGACACGAGGACAGGAAAGCATCTTCGATAAGTTCTACCGATTGACAGACGGGACCATTCTCCGATGCTCTAAGGTTTGGCATCAGGACGAGATCCCCATGAACTTTTTTGACCGGTTCCCCGTAAGCGGAATCGAGATCAGCAAGGCAGATTTTGATAAGGAGTTGGAGGTTTAGACATGAAGATCAGAACACGCGAAGAAGCAGTAGCCGAAGTGATGGATTCGTTGAAGCCCATCGAGGACGGACAGTTCAATATCAGCCGGAGCATGTTGATCACATCGTTGGAATTGGCTTACTCGAAAGGCTGCACTGACGAGATTTGGAGAGGCATGGATCGACAGTTTTCGCCCAAGGCCGAGGCTCAGGAGTCCAAGGAAGTGACCGTATGAGCAAAGAGAACATGAACAAGACGTATTGGTTCCATAACGGGAAGCATCAAGCCAAGGCGAATGTTCTCGACAAGCTTGTACCTACCGAAGGCCCGTGTTCGGATTCGACGCCGCAGCTTGAAAACTTTCGGGTCGCATCGAACTACTACTACGACATCTACAACAATGGCGGCTGTAACTACGCCAAGCATATTCGAAACTTCTTTGGACTGCCGGTCCCTGACTTCGATCTTGAGGACTTGGACGAAGAAGATTGCTCGGATATTGCCGAGTTTTCTGAGTCGCAAACCAAGTTAGTCGAAGCGGCAATGGATCGAATCGTTTTGGCCGCTTTCAAGGAATACGAACGATCAAAGGTGCTCGCATGAACCCAGACCACGACATCGACATGAACCCCGAAACGGCAACCAACGTTCCAATGTACGCGAGAAATACGCGACTACTTCAAACGACTTCGAAGCCCGCGAGACTGTATCCGATCTGGGTTCTGGTTCTCGCTGTGACCTTACCGCCGACCGTGATTTACTTCGCGTTCGCTCTCTTCTCCCACTAAACAGACAAACAACATGAACACCGAACTGACTAAAATAACCAAAGAACTTTCCGACGCCATGTTTGAGCGAGGACGTACAACCGGCTTAGTGCAAGCGTCGATCTACCTTTTGACCTGCGGCAAGATCGACCCGAAAACCGCCGTGGATCTGTCCAACATCATTCCGCGACTACCTGACGATTCGAAGGTGAACCCATGAGAACCGCATGTGACGACTCAGCTTTCCCTGTTGCTGGAGTTTGCGGCGGACTTTCCACACGGGAGATTTTCGCAATGGCTGCAATGCAGGGTCTATGTGCCCGATCCGACACTTGCTGGACATCACAAGACATCGCGGCGAAGGCAGTAATTCACGCTGATGCTTTGATCGAAGCACTAAACAAAAAGGATGCGGCATGAGTTCTATAGGAGTGAGAGAGGAAGATGTAAGAGCCGAATGGCTGAGAGTTCGCAATGATCCAATCGAGGGATATTTGGGAGCTTCTGAGATCGCTGCCGTTTGCGGCATGTCGAAGTGGAGTACGCCAAGGCACGTATTCATGGTGAAAAAGGGACTCGTGACGGTCGAAGACAACCTGCCAATGAAGGTCGGTCGAATGCTTGAACCGTTGGTTGCTCAAGAGTTTGCCGACTATGTGGGCATCCCGTTCTCGGATCTTCGAAAGGGCGAATTGACCCGGCACCATAAGTACGGCTTCCTGGGCTGTAACCCGGACTACCTCTGGGATTCTCCCGAAGGATTGGCGAATATCCAATGTAAAACTTGCGGACAGTACGCAAGTGGTGATTTTGGACAGTCAGGTACCGATGAAGTTAAAGAAGAGTACTTAATTCAATCTCTTTATGAAATGAGCCTCGTCGGCGCTAAGGTCGGATACCTTCCCGTACTGATCGGCAACTCGGAATTCAAGGTTTTCAAATTCACTTGGACGGACACTGCTAGAGCGATTGCTACCCGTGCTTTTGAGGATGCGCGGTCATTCTGGTTCGATCACTTTTTGGCCGATGTTCCACCGCCATTGATGGGCGCGGACATTGACCGACAGATCGTTACCGACATGTACCGATCCCCTGACGACGTTCTCGTGAACTCCAACGCTGACATCGAAAAAGAGGTTGAAGGATTCGCGGAACTGCAAGCCCAAGCCGAACAGTTGGAAGCGGAAATCAACCGGCGAAAGAACGTTTTCCGCGAGTTCATCGGGAAAGCGTCAGGCGTTCATACCACGGCAGGAATCGTGACCTGGCGCGAAAACAAGAACGGTCAACGATCACTAAGACTGCCTTTTAAGAAAGGAATTTGACATGGCAAACGAAGAACAAACAGAACAACCAACCGAAGACAAATCAAAGTGGCTACTAAACGGGCTCAAGCAGAACATGCCGACCATCAGGGCTGTAGCTGGCAACCTCATTGATCCCGACCGACTTCAACGCATGGCTATGGTGTGCGTGGATCGCAACCCGCTGTTAAAGCAATGTGCTTGGCAGAGTTTCGCGCGGGCCGTCGTTATGTCGGCAGAGATCAACCTGGAAGTAGGCTCAAGCCTGAATCATGCCTACTTGGTCCCTCGCAACAATAAAGGCGTGTGGGAATGCGAGTTGCAGGTTTCGGCCTACGGATTCGCGGAACTTGCTTACCGTTCCTCTTTGGTCAAGTCTCTGAACTGGCACCCTGTTTACAAGGCTGATAAGTTCAAATACCGTTACGGCTTGCATCCAATTTTGGATCATGAGCCGCTTGACGAAACGGAACTTGACAAGGACGTGACCCATGTCTACGCGGTCGCTGAACTGGTAACCGGTGGAAAAATCTTTCTTGTTTTCACTCGGAACAAAATCGACCGACTCAAGAACATGAATCCAGCGGTCAAAGCCGGAAAGTTCTCGCCGTGGTCGGAAAACTACGCAGAGATGGGATGCGTCAAGGTCGTTAAGGCACTTTGCAAAAGGCTTCCCAAGTCGAAGGAACTCGCAAAGGGTATGAGTTACGACGACGCCAACGATACCGGCGATCAGAAGTTAGCCGATACTGAATCAATCCCGGCAGAGTGGACAGACCTAGACAAGCCCACAGAGACGCGAACCGAGCGTGTAGCTCGCAAGATGGGCGTAGAGACGCCAAAGAACGGCAAAGGGGACGAGATTCCGTTCCTGACTTTGTTGGGCATGACCGACGATGAACAGAAGGACTGGTTTATCTGGTGCGACTCGGAAGGCTACGACCGCGCCAAGATCGAAGCAGACGCCAAAGCAAGCGGCGCTAAATCGAAAGAGGACCTGTATGCTGTGGCTGAAAAGAGGTTGTCAGTATGAGAATCGCCTACGTCTCACCATCAGATCTTGCCTACCTATCCGACGTTTGCGGTCGTTGTTGGTGGCGCAAGATTAACAAGATACAGAGCCCAAAGCAAGCCTATCCGAAGATCTTTGGCGAGATCGACCGGGCCATGAAGCGCACGGTAAACGTCGATGTTTTGCGGTCATTCGACTTGCCGGTTTCGCGGGTGGTTCGTCCCGACATGCAGACGATAACGTTCATTGATGAAGTGAAAGACGACATCTGGCAAGAATTGAGGATCATGAGTGCCCCAATCGTTTATGACGATCTTGGCGCAACCCTCATTATCAGCGGCTACCTAGATCAAATGGCAGTCTTGGAAGATGACACGATCTTGGTTACCGACTTCAAGGCGTCCGAGCAGAACGAAGATAAGATGCGCAAGTTTGAGCGCCAGGTCCACGGCTATCAATACTGCTTGGAGAATCCGGCCAAAGGCGAACCGAAAGAAGTAACCATGCTCGGAATCTGCTGGTACACGCCAAAGAAGTTCGACATTCAAGGCCATCAAGCCTCTCTGACGGGCCAACTGACTTACACCCCTATCGAAGTCGATAGAGTGAAGTTTCAAGGCTATCTGAGGAAATTAGCGGCTATGGTTGGCATGACAGAAGCACCGCCAGCGGGAACGACTTGCGAGTATTGCGAATGCGTTCGACATGCGGCAAGTTTCGACCGTTCGCGTCAAGCGTTGGCAGACAAGCAAAGGGAGAACGTACCCGCATGAGCAAAGTTCCGCAACCCAAAATCACCTACGTCAACCCCGAGGATATCAAAAAGATCAGCGGTTGGGAATGGCCTCTTGACGAGGTTGCTTGGTGTCGAGTTTGCCTGATTGATCGGTATACGTGCGATGCAGCGCCCCGAGGTCCGCATATCGCCGGTTATTGCCCGCGTTGTGGTTCGTTCTTGCGGTTCCTGACTCGAAACGAGAAGCCTAAAGAGCAACCCAAGCCCAAGGCAAAAGAGCAACCTGCGGCAAAGAAAACGACCGACTACGGGTACATCGTCAGCGCAACCGTTGGGAACGGCCTTGGCTTGGTCACAACTGTCCTAGGCGTCGTTGAGGTTGCGCACGACATGAGATTGAGAGACGCGGCGATCAAAAAGGCACCAACCGCAAAGATCCGCTATGACTATTTGGAAGTTGTTCCGAAGGTCGAACGATGACGACGACGCGAATTCCAACGGAACCGGGCCAGTATTGGGTGAGAAATGCAATCGGGTCCTGGCTTATCGCTGACCTCGTTTCACCGTCACGGAGACTCGTTTTGTTGCAAGGGGCTTCCGGCTTTTGTTCGGCACCTGACGAGTGGATATGGAATCCCGAGCGCATCAAGTCACCCGACGAGATTCAAGCGGTTAAGATCGAGGTTTTGGGGCTCAGAACACTCACAACGAACCGGCTCAAGTCGAAAGGGCTTGCTACTGTCGAAGCCGTTCGAAGTGCCGACCGGCTTACGTTGTCCTCAATCCCTGGCATCGGTCGAAAGGGAGTCAAGGACATTCAGGATGCAGTGAGGCTTTATGATGCTTTGTCCTAATCGTCCAATCAATCGGCAAGATCGTCGAATGACACGCTCGTTTTTCCGTGGCCTTCGAATCTGAATTGTTTGGTGAATAACATGGCTAGAGTTGGATATTGTAGGCACGGTACCCACACGGGATACGGAGACACCTTTCGCCCATGTGACCAGTGCATAACCGAAGCTGCGGCAGCACAGCGCAAAGAAGAGGCACGTATCGAAGAGATTCGCCGTATCGTGAACGAAGAGTTGGACAAGCGTGCTCCCAAACTCTCTACCGTGCTGTTCGATCAGACCCGTGATACGACGTAAATCTGCATTAGGCTCATCCACTTAGGCTCTGACATCCACCGACGCGATCCTGGCCCGTGATGGGCGTGGCTCTCGAACGTGAACCCTTTGAAAATCAATAGGACGTGACCGATCCCGCCGCCGTCCTTTGGATCTAAAAAGGCAATCCGAAATATCCCGTCTTTGTTCAAAGCATCGGCGGGAGTGCTTCTTTTGAAGCCGTGCGATTCAAAGTATTCATGCTGCTGAACCGATCCGTCAGGTAGGTCAAAATCCGCAGGCCGTCCAAGCGTTCGATAGAGGCAGTCCCGAACGAAGCCCGAGCAGTCGATTTTTTCTATATCCACCAAATCGCAGCCGAGGTGCGGAACCTTTGATCCGAGTCCATAAACTACACCGGCTTTTTCGAGTTCCTTCGTGTACGCCTCTGGTTTGGTCACATCGAACGGATGGAACAGAGGCCAAGGATATTCAGAGGTCGACGGGATGATGCACTTCACCCGCAAAGATTACCAAAAGGTCTGCTTAAATCGTCCCTCACGCGCGTTTCTCTCAATGTGGAACGATCAACCGGACAATGCCCGTCTTGCCTCTACACGGTCCCCGTAGCCGTCATTATTGCCTTTGCCAGCGCCGTGGTAGATGTTCCATTCGGGAGAATGAGCCAAGCTAAAAAGAAGTTACTTGCTAGGATCGCCGCCGATAGGTTCGCCTGTGAACTCTACTTGGAAGAAACCGCCGCACTGAAAGGCAAGATCCTCTTCTATGTTTGCGACGGCATCCCGATTGAGCCTCCACCGGTTGAGTAATCTCGCTTCGCTCGGTCGCTGCTGTCCGTCGTTGGTTGCCGAAACCGGAGTTTCGGTACGGTGGGTGGTCCTCGATTACGAAAACAGGCTATCATAATCGTGGTTATACAAAAGCACGACCATCTTTCGCATAACCAGCTTTTTATGAAGCCCTTTCGCCTCAACCGGAGTTTCGTTGAATTCGGAACCGGAATAAATGCTCCTTCGAAGAAAGGTTCACAGCGCGGCGACTCGGGCAAGCCGAGCACGCCTTGCACGGGGAGCGGGTAGTTCCCTTCGGACCTGGGACAGGGTTGAGGTGAACAGGGAGAGGGCGGCGACTACAAGGCCGCACTTCTATTCGGGCCCCGAAAGTTACTTCGATTTAGTCGACGCTTCGTACATTGACGCAATTAATAGGGCAGCGAGCGCGGCTGGATTGCCTTTGCTCGCATCGCTCATAGCCTGACAGTACACGTCATTCGGTGTTGGTCGAGCGTAGCTTGGCATTCTCGTATGTATCCCGAATCGAGCACAGTAAGCCTTAAGTATTAGTCTTCCCATCCGTCCGTTTCCATTCAAAAAAGGATGGATGGTGTTAAATCTTCCGACAGTTTGGGCCGTTATTAGAGCGAGAGTCCTGACCTTCTGGTCCGGGTTCATTTTCGGATATGCCTTTTGGTAGTCAGAGATCTTCTTCGTACCTTCTTCAAGAACCGATCGAAGGTTCGACGGGACCTTTTGGAAATGAAGTCCTTGCATGAGAGTAATCGGGACGCTGCCGCTCCAAACCCGCACTGCAACGTTTTGCATTAGGCATGGCCGAGAAGCATCGTCCTGTCTTGTGTTGCCTGCGTAGTACGGCACCGGGACGCATGGTTTAAATGCTATTCCGTGCCACTCCGTCACTGCCGACGGAGTGACGGACTTTGAACTATCTACTTCTATAACGCGCTTGTATAAGCGCATAAAGACCAATTTTTCCTCGCTTGTGCGAGTCTGATCATGCCACTCGGGGCAACTAACCGGGAGTGAACTCATCATCCTCTGCGACGGAAGCTTCTAATTCTGACTCATTCAGCACCAATCCCCCAAGACTGTCTGCATTCTTTGGGAATAATTCGGCAACGCTTGCAATCATGTCCCCGATATTCCAATCAGCATTCACAGCAAAAGCATCAACTTGCTGAAACATGCCTTCAAACTCGCTAAGAATCGATTGCAGAGCAATGTCCGCCAAATCTTCGGACGAGACATCAGCTGCTCGCGGCTTTGAGATATAGGCGGTTGAGGCCTTCTTAACTATCCGCTGAACTTCTGGATTAACAAAGTTGCCTGGAACGTACTGAACTTCAAGTAGCTTTGCCACCTTAGTGGGACGCCACGGGCCCTCGTAACTCGAGATGCACTTCCCTCCGAGTTTTCTCCTGTCGCTCCAATCCCTTGATACTGCATCAACCGGCAAACTTAAAATCATGCGGGGTCAACTCACCTCGAATTCGGTCAAGTTCTTTTCTTTCAACAGCTTCTTTAGAGTACTACTTTTTGCCCTTGCTCGGTCAAGCACCTCACCAAGTCCCTCAATATCGGCGGAGTCCATGGCGAAGAAGCTTTCCTTTGTTGCTCCGTCTTGCTGAAACACGATTTTCAGCATATGAATCAATACGAACTGAGATGGGTCTTCGTCGGGACTTCCTGTGAAAACAGGGCGAATGTCCGTGAGTATTCTTGAGTCTCGGTATATTCGATCATGGTCTGCGTAGACACTGTAGACCTTAGAGACCATTCCAACTCCACTTTTAAGCGACAACAGCGATGGCAGACGACTCCAAACTACCTTGATCTCTTGGGCGGTTAGCTGGCCGTCTTCAGTATCGGCCATACCATTCAAGATACTTTCCACAAACTGCTCCGGGCCAAGGTTGCGCAGCTGCATAACGCTAGTCATCGAGACAGTCGCAGAAAGAAGAGAATAAATATCCTCCGGTTTAAAGTCCTGCATTAGGGCCAATAGCCGATTCACAGACGGACCAAAAGAAGAAGATGGAGGACTGTCTCGAACTTCAGTCAAGAAGGTAGCAAACTGCTTTTCACTCATCGTGGCAATGAGTCTGATCGCGCCACGATCCTCAGGAGGCGGCGTCAGAGACGACATGACAAGACTTCGGTCAACATCTGATGCAGACGACACGACGCAAGCTTACCCACCGCGTCTAGTGAAATCTGATGCGCCGATGCACTAATCCATCGCTACTAGAGCGTGATCATAGGCGGAATACTAAGTAACTGACCGCGCTACGCCACGAACAACGCTACCTGTAGCTCTAAGGACTTCCCTCGCACCTGCTCGTATTCATGCTTGAGCACGGTCACCAAAACGTCCTCAGATCGGGTCAGATCCTGCTCATCGCGCCAAGGACCGAGCTTTGCGTCCGCTTTCGCTAGACGTAGTCGCCATTCTGGGTATTGGCCCAGGAGATCGCAGAGTGCGCGGTAGGCATCGGTGTCCACCGAATAACGCTACCTCGCCAAAGCCACATGAAACGCTATACAAGATTTGGCGGATACGTAGACAGAAGGATTCCAGTAAACCGGTAAACCTGTCGTATACTGAGGATGCCTAAAAGCACGAAGACCCAGTGTATCTAGCACTGAGTCTCCACCAAGGCAAAAACTTGAACGGATCGCGAGCCCCTTCAAACATCAGGGGGGTTACCCCTTCGGCATGTTCATTATAGCCGAACAAGGTTGGACTCGCAAGACCTTTCTCGTTATTGTCCCTGGCACTAGGCAGGACAAGCAAATGAAGAAAGACAAAATACCACCTCATCATTCGGAAGAAATACGATCCCTTGCGTCCCATGTGCTCTCTAACGATAAGTCGAGTGCCATCTCAAAGAAACTCGCTGCTTCCATTCTTGGTGGATCTAGCCATGAAGAGCATCCAACGCCAAAGCGCAAGGGGGACAAGTGAACGGCGGCTTACCTCCTTATCGTAGGGTGGAGCCCATTGGATTCAAGGCATTCGGACCCGGCGCTACGGCTGGTTCAATTATGCGAGCCCTTGGACTAGATCCAGGACCATCTATCGGTCCGTACCCATCAATCAACATGATTACGAAGCCTCCCGACTCGACTGATCTCAAGGACATGGACAAAGTTGGAGATCAGATGGCAAGTGCCGCCACACAATACATGCGCACTCTGATGAACAACAATCAGTGCGAAGCGCACAAGGATCAAACGATCCCGAAGGCGGGATCGGTAGTAATAGGCATCGGCAATGGCGTTCGCATGGTGGCATTCTTGTTTTGCTGCGAATCCTACCGACCGATGGCAGAACGCCACTGGAACACAGTCAGTAGCCTAATGCTTCGCGAATACGGTCGGGGCCTACTTCACGAATAGAGTAATGGACATCCCCTTTTGCGGCAAGTGACCGGGGATGCAAGTGGCTTCCCCGCCTAACGCCAATCAGAACGGGGAGAGCCGGAGGTTAGAAAAATGAACAGAGACGCAGCACTTCAAAAAATGGCCGCAATCGGAAGGAAAGATCCAGTCTTATTCAAGACACCATACAAGGCGTACTTTTACGACCTGAACGACATCGACAGCAGTTCCGTATCACTCGTTCCGCTTGCCGTTAAACAACTAGATACGCTGCCACCGGAGGGGATCATTTTTGAATTCTCGGGTCAGACCTACCAAGTACAGGAGTGGTACATAAGCGGAGATACCGGAGATCTTGTAATCATTCTCAATGAGGTGTCCCAGAGAATTAAGGTAACGGCATTGTCTGGTAACCCTGATTGAGATCGCGTTTAATTTGTGCTTTCATTTCGGGGGTCATCCAAGAGAACGGGACATATGGACCCTCGATCTGCTCTACGATGTGGCGGGCCTTGTATAAGGCCACCGCCTCATCCAAAGACTCAGGCGCAGGAATCTGGGATAAACCGCTAACCGCCCCGGCACCTTCGGTCCCGTCTTGTAGGCTCAGGCAACTACGAGGCCGGTCTTCATAAATTGATCTTATCGGCCCGTCTTTCTCGCTTAGGCTCGGAAGGGTCCCGCACGAAACGTCATCCTGACTCCATCGGGACAAACTCATCGTGAGTCTCCGATAAGACGAAATTATGAAAACCTTGAGTAGCCCCATACTCCAATTATACGCCTCTTCGCAGAAAGCGGTAGGCAACTACCAGATGCGGGTCCGCTGACTCCCGTGATTACAAGATGTCGAAGGGTACACGCGGACCCTGGAAACAAGACGCACCGGTTGAGTAGGGAACATACGAATAACGCCGCCTAATGATCCGGGATCTGGAGCTTCAACGCGGCGATGTAGTCGGCCAATAGTTGAAGATCGCTCAGCCCATCAGGATCAACGCCATCGAAGTCGCTTTGAACTGATGTTTGCGAATGATTGTTGGTTCCTGATTGAGTGTTCAGGCACCCGGCGATGTAGGCAGCAAGCGTGTTCCCCATTATTTCCGCAGGGTACCCAACTTCACTAGCACGTCATGGTTAAACTTAACCTCAGTGTCGGTGAATTTAACAATCATAGCGTGATCGGCTTCAAACCGCGCATGATCCTGATTCGAACGCTCTTTAAGCACCTTAACCTCGTCGTCAACCTTCTGACGAAGAGCCGATTCGAGCGCCGCCATTTGTTGCGCACTCGCTGGAGGTGGCATATTTACAGCCACGTTGACACCATAGGCGCAGATAGCCGTGAACGACAAAGCAACCACCAGAATGGCGATTAAGAGGCCCTTGATCGAGGGATCTTCTCTGTCTGTCCTAGACATGCTTTGACTCCGATATACCGGCTTCTCGGCCTCTTTGGAAGTTCTTCTCATCAATCAGAGACATTACAAGCGCTTTCAAGTCGGCCACCTCTTTATCTCGAATCTTGTCGAGTTCCTGATCTGCGAACTGATGCTTAATGACGGCTGAGATATCGTTCAGACCCTTGACGCCGATCCCGACCAACGCACCGACGACCAGAAGGATTGACCCTTGCAGAAGTTGTGAGAAGTTCAGGTTCATTGATGTACCGGGCCATCCCTAGCGACGACTTTAAGCAACTGTTCGGTCATTAGTTTAGCCGCTTTAATCTCTTCAAGTCGCGAAGCTTTTGCTTCTGTAATGTGACGTTGCCGGTACTTGATCCTTTTCAGTCCAATGTGACAAAGGGCAGATAACGTAAAAGCAGCACCAATGAGCCCCGAAAGGAAGATAAAGTAGAGGATCTGTGAAGGACTCATAGCTTCGTTCATCTATCTTAGCGGATTGGCAAAGAAAGAACCAAGTTCACTCAGTCCCAAATTCTGCTGTAATTGACATCGACGCGGTATTGGGTGTCAGTGGTTACTGTTCATAGCTTAGGGCCGTTCTGAGAAATCGGAGCGGTCTTTTGCTGTATGATGTAACCGCAAGTCAGTAAATCTTTTTCCAATCTTGGGCCGCGCTTCCCCCGGAGTTGCGGCCTCTTTTGTAAATCACCATGAGTCAGAACCTAAGTGATGATGCAGTAGACCATTGGGAGGTGTTCACGATCTGGCTTTGTTGGTTTGCAGCGGTTGCGTTGATTGGGTTCTATCTGTTGCGGTAACCTGTACTTGCGGTTCAGTGTTGGGTCACTCCAGCATTGTTCCGCATAGGAGTGACATATCATGCCCATCGTCATCAAGAAAAGCGAAACCGCCGATACTAGATCGTGCGACTTTGCGAACGTCTCAAAGAACACCCTTTTAGCGAGTTCTGTTCAACATATCGGGGACGTTCAGCAAGCCCTACAGTTCTTCTCCAACAAGATCGCAGAGGAACAGCGTGTCCATGACTTCGATAAGATCACGGATATCGACGGCTTCCATCACGACTTTGTGACCGGGTTCAAAGAAACCACTTGGTGGGAAGCGCATCGCCAACTCAACCGACACCACCTTGGAATGGCTGACGGTGTTCGTGACGACGTAAATCTGATCGACGTTCTAGCGTTCATTGCTGACTGCGTGATGGCGGGCATGGCGCGAACCGGCGAAGTCTATCAGTTGGAACTGTCGCCCGATCTGTTGAAGCGAGCATTCGAGAATACTGTAGCCATGCTCAAGTCAGAAGTCATTGTTACAGTTCGGGAAGCATAGCTTAAGCGACAGCCCATAATCAGAACGCCGCCAAACTCAACAGGAAGAGGAAGCGGCGTTCCTATTCGGTAAACTCCCAATCACTTCGGGACGCCGAGGTAAGGAAGCAAACAATTCATGAGTTGGGTTAGCGTAATCGTATCAGCACTTGGAGCAGACGCAATTCTGCCGGTCCTCGAAACCATCGAAATCACGGAACTCGAAGGAAAGGGCCACGACTTCATTGCGAACCACGTCGTCATCTCCGAGGCGAATCTCGAAGCACTCGTAAAGCACACGGGCGCGGATCTTGCTCCGGCACAAGCGGCAAACAAAGCATTTGGACAGGCGTTCGCGGATCTGGTTCTTGCGGTGAGTCCAAAAGCGCCACATACCGGCGTTCCTGCCGTCTGAGGTTCGTTTCTAGCCTCTGAAATGGTTAAGCCCCTGATTGTTACGTCAGGGGCTTTTCTGTTGGTGAGAGAGACTTATTTCTCGCTGAAGGTAATGACTTCAAGCGGAACCGACCGCTTTGCCTGATTGCAGATTTGCAACTGGACTTTGACGGTTCGAAGGATTTCGCGGGCTTGGCTTGCAATCGCGTCACCGCTCGCAGCCTGTACTGTCCCGTCTTTAATCCCGTTCAATGTCTCCCAAAGGGCGTTCTTCAATGTCGTAGCTGTTAATTCGTTCATAATCCCGTCGTCTTTCCTGTTTCTTGTTGAATGTCCCGTTGAGTAGCCGGATTTCGTGATTGGTCATTCGGCTATCAATCTCAGTTTCGAGGTTCAGCAGGGCTAGAAACGCTGGCGCGAATTCTGGCCCGTACATTCGTTCGGCTCGGTATTGTTGGTCGTAGGTCTTCTTTTTCTCCTTGTATTCAGGTTTTGCGCAGTATTCAATATGTAGGTGCATTCGGGCCTTGCGCTTGGCCTTACCCGCGTCGGACTTCCAAAAGGCTTTGGTGGCTTCAAGGTGTTTCTTGGCTATCTCCGGTTGCTTTCGGTACACGCGGTCGTATTCGGCCTTTTCCGCTTTCCGTTGTTCGGCGGTCTTTCCGTTCTTGCGAGCATCAGCCGAGCATTGCAAAGAGCACATAACGCGCATAGTTACGCCGTTCTTGTCGCGGTAATCCTGCTCTGCCTTCCTTCTCTCAAAAGATTTCCCGCACTGCTCGCAAACGAGGGTAATCATAGTGCGCATAGTTAGTCCTCATCGGGAAATTCGCAGAATTTCATCATCAGTCCGTCACTGATTTCGACTCTCTGCCACTCCCGATCCGAACGGTGCCAAAGTTCTTTGATGTCCACGATGTAGGTCGTCATGGTCGTACCCGCGCACTGATTGTCATCATCGTGCCAAGGCGCGTCACCCCAAGCCATGAACCGCTCCATCATGGCGTTGGCGTCGTCTCGTAAAGCAAATCCATCTTCGAGTTCTTCCTTAGAGGATCGAAGAATCCAGGAGATATCGCCGGTCAAGTCGTAGCCAGTTGCGCAATCGAACTGACGGCGGCAAGCCTGACATTGAACAACGAACAGACATGCCCAAGTGTCATAAATCCCTAGTAGATCCGGCTCAAATGGCGCGTAACGAGGCACGCCGTTCTGATCGTGCCAAAGCGGTTCGCCCAGCCTTTCGCGCAAGTCTTGGTAAAGTGGATACATTTATTCCTTCCCAATCTCCTCAGTACGTGAAGCCCGTGCATCAAACGCATCTACCGCTTCCATGAGCCCCCTATAAGACGCTGTATGCCTGACAAATGCGGATTCAGTGCTACTCACCGTTTCGGATTCCGATATCTCTTTGGCCGATGCCGCCCATTCTTTCGCCGCATCCTCAACCTTCTCTAACTTGTCTAACCTCGCTTGTATAGATTCAGCGTGAGCGAGCCAGCCCCGCCACATAACCCTGACGCCATCATAGTAGTATTGGCCGTCTTTTCCGAAGCTGATCCAATGTGGCTCAGGTCCATAGGCAGGAAGCGAAGCTATGTAAGCGTGGAACTCCTTTCGAGTCGCTTCGATCTGGCTTTCAGTTAGTTGGCTGTTTTGGTCGCTCACTGGGTTACCTCTGATTGGGTTTCCTCGATCATCGCGTCTATTTCGGCAAGTTCGCGCATGACCTTCTCGGTTGCTTCCCATCGCATCGCTTTGAGCGCATCGAGTTTGGTTGCATACATTTGGCCTTTGCCCTGCGTAGCGCTGACGTAGCCGCGACCCATCGGAACCGACGCGCATTCGGGGTTATGACTCATACCGTCAGACCAACCAAGAGTAACGCGCCGTGAATAGGAGTTCTGGAACCATCCAGCGGTCTTTTCTCCGCGAGTCACGGTCCATTCGACCTGCTTTGGTTTCTCGAACGGCGGCAAGTTCAGAGCCGCGCGAAATCTGATTTGCTCGATTGCCCTTTCCTCTTTTTTAGTCATTCCATCGCTCCTGTCTTAGTAGATGAAGTGGAGGGAGAGGATTTTCCTTTGCGCTGAAGGTAGCACTGGAACATAAACGCCGACATGGACACCCCAGCGCGTTCGGCTTCGTAAGCTATTTGGGTTTTTTGCTCGGGCGACACCCTGACCACGATTTCATTATCTCGTCTTGCCATGCCAAAATAATACCACACATTGCGGCATACCATGTGGTATATTGATCGTATGCCGAAAGATCAAGCATTCACCCCTTCTGCCGGGGAATTCGTTTTTGCTGCCAATGGTCGCAAGTGCCTATATGTCGCTCCGAGCGCATCGGGCCACTGCGTGAAGTTTGGTGTTTACACCGACGAAGAGGAGGAGCATTTTTACGAACTGTCAGAAGTAGACCAGGTTTTCGCTCATGCGCCAACGTCGATCTATGATGAAGCGGTTCAGAATAAATTGACTCTACTGAAAGAGCTAACCGACCAATGTCAGGAACTCCGAAAGACGATCCGAGATGAGGAAAAGGCATTTGAAAAGCGCAGGACAACGTTTAACCGCTATTCGGCTCTTTCGCATTTAGAGGACTTCTTGGACGGGAAACTCACCCATGCGGTAAAGCGTAGTCACGGATCTATCACGGTCGAAACTTTTGACGAAGCGTTCAAATCGAAGGACTCATACGAGCGAGACATAAAACTCTTGTCGCTATTTGGACGGTCAAAGGGGGATTTGTCTTGGAGGGTGAATCAGTATTACGACGGTTCGGGATCTTCTTGGACGGAGATCATCCCCTGCGTCTCATTGGAAGAGGCCCAAGAAAAGGCGATTGCTTTATTCAATCAAGACTGCGAGGATGTTCGATCCGGCAAAGAAAATGACTACTGGCTGTCCAACCTTGCATCATCGGCACCAAAGATCGGAACAACGTTGCCGCCCGACCTCTGTGAGCGATGGAAGGCCAAGATCCTTGAATCTTCCAAGAACTCTGTCGAAGCCGTCGAAAGGCAGTTAGCTGACGCGAAAGCCAAACGAGATAAGGTTTTGGAAGAAGTCGCGGCAATGCCAATGTTCCAACAGTCGGCTACCTGAAACCCGATAACCCCATCCACTACAAACTAAGGAGAAGAGACCATGAAGATTATCCAAAAGAACGGCGAAATCAAGACGCTTTACGTGGGTCGCAGGTCGGCCAATGTGCTCTTGATTAAGCATCGGAACACAAGCTATGGCGGCGATCCTGTCAACCTTGCCAAAAAGACAGGTCTTGAATCCATTCGGAAATATGAAGGTGCGCTAGAAGCCGAGATTGCGGCACAAACCGAGAAATACGAAAGACTCAAGGACCAAAGCAGGGACGCTTACCGCGAACTCGCGGACCTGTTGAATCAGGCTTATCAGGATTCGCCTCCCCTGACATACGAAGAACTAGCCGCCGAATCCGAGGGCTAGCCCCTCCCCCCCCCAACACAGTAGAGAGAACCATGAGAATACGATTAACAGTTGAGATTGAATACGAGACAGATCCCAAGGATTACTTCCTCGGACCAAACCCTACCGCTGAGATCATCGGGCGATACGACATGGAAGGGGACACAGACTGCTTACTTGATGGCAAGTGGACATTCATCAAAGCCGAAGAGGTCCAAGCATGAACCAGAGACCAGAGTGGGCAAAGGGGTCGGCTTGGGATGGCTGGGAAAAGAGCCACGGCATAGGCGTATCAATCCAAAGATCTACCGCGAATGGCGTTGAGTTCACGATCTACCCAAGCGGCAGGATGGGTGTACTCGCCAGTGCCTATATCGTGCTCGAATTCAAGACTCCCGCCGATGCTTTGGCCGTTGCCGAATTTATCGCCAGCAAGTTAGATGGAGGTTGGAGCAAGTGAGCGAGACAGACCAACCATTCAACGCCTCCGAGTTCCTAAAGTTTAGAAGGAGTCAAAACACGCCAATGGAAAAGGAATTGACACGAGAAGAGATACAGAAGTTGATACGGGATGCGTTTATGGAAGGCTACAACGAAGGTTTGAGCGGTGGGCATCCTATGAGTCGTCCACGACCTGAAGCAGCTTGGGAAGAATCCTATTCCAAAGACGCCTATGACGAGATCCGAGCTACAAGAGCATCGGAGCCAAATCCACTCGAAAGACTTGCCGAATTGCACGATCCCAACGTAAGCGACGAAGAATTTGCAAAGCAGGTAGAGGACTTCAGCAAAGGGCAAAAACCCTCGATCTTTGTCCCCACGCTTTCAGAAGATGGCAAGAGAATTGTGTCTTACACCGTGACGCCCGGCGAGGGAATTCCACCGGGAACCAAGTGCGGACTTGGTGTTACCTTTGGAGAAAACTCCGAGATGCCTACTGATACTGCAAAGGGGGAAGAGTGAACGAAAAAGATCCATTTGCCGCATCTAGAACCTGGGCTATCGTTTCTGCAATCTTTGTAGCGGCCACGTTGATTCTATTTGCGATGGCTAAAACCGAGTCAGAAGAAATGACCCACCTAAAGCGTATCGAGCAGAAGCTAGGGATACAGTAGCCATGAATAAAGCATTTGTTTGGGATTACGGCATGGAAGGTGGCAGCGGGGGCGGCGGTAAGGTGATTATCGCCGAATCACTGGAACAGGCGGTGCAGATGGCCCGAGATAATTACCATAATCACTTAATAGAATCGTCACAAAGACCATCTAACGCTAAGTACATGGAACAGAATCCTACTTGGGTTGATGACCAATTATCTAAATGGGACCTCGGTCAACCGAGCAGAATTATTGAAGGCGCTGCGATCATAGAAATTGAAGGCGGCTATTCTTGGTGAAGAAGCATGAGAACCTTTAGCGCCATCACCAAGAACCAAATGCTCGTCGCTGTCGATCTAGTCCAAAGTTCAGGATCTTGTCAGACAGGCAGGCTTGTAATCCACGATACAAACAAGAAAGCACCCGACAGAGCGTTACTGTTTTCAACTCCTCAAGTAGCTGAAAAGATAGCCCGTCTGATTGTTGAGGATTGGGGAGACTAGCATCAGACTCCCCGTGAAAGCTAAATGAGGTATCCGATAATTTCAGATGCCAGTGTTTGAGATGTCCCAGTTGCACCGACCGTAATGCTCAGGTACACCGTCGAAGCCGCTGCATAGGCTGTAATAGCTCCCGCAACCGTCTCGAATTCGTACCCTGCCGCCGCTGCCGTAACGCCCGTCAGGAGCGTAGCCGCATAGATTTCCGATCCTCCATTTGTTGTTCCTATACCTGCGGTTGGAGCCACCGTTATCGCGCTTGCAGCCGTACACCTGACTATTGCACTTTGGATAATTAGAGATCGTCCGGTAGGAACCGTGTAGATCAAGGTGCCAGCTACCGTCTTACCGTTGACTCCGCTAGCCGTGGCGAGAACATCCAAACGGAACGGCTGAACCTGGGTATTTACGGTCGAGTTGAACGTGTATGCCTGGACGACCGTCGATCCTATGTTGTTGTTCGCAACAGTCACGCCCGTTAAGCCTGAATCGACTAGAACACCCACGGCGAACGGATTGACGATGGTGTTCCCGATTGCGCTTGTACCGTTCCCAGCGAGCCATATACCGTTCGTTGAGCCCGTCGTTCCCGTGATGTGGTTCCCGATCACAAGCGTATTCAAGTTGGCCTTGATGCCAGTGCCGCTTGAATTAGCGTTTGATACGGTGTTCCCGGAAATTACAGTGCCAGGATTGTTGCCGCCCTGCGCATTGATCGCAATTGACGCGGTGCATCCCAAACAACTATTGTTGCTAAATAGCGTCGTTGTAGAAGTCTGAATCGAGGCGCTGTTAGAAAACCCGTTGATCGAGTTACCCGAGATCGTGACGTTGGAAGAATTGAAGCAGCCGACGCCCGTTGCGTTTGTCGCCGCGCCAGTTCCGTGCATCACGTTACCGGTTACGCTGACATTTACAGCGTGGTTCATATAAACGCCGTAGGATTTTGAGTTCGGAGAAATGATGTCGTTTCCAGATACAACCACATCAGCGGGTCCAGTGCCGCCCGCTGTGTTCTGGATCATAATGCTGGCCTGGTTCTGACCCATGCCGCAGTCTATGAACCTATTGTTAGCAACCTCAATTTGCACCGGTTCATCGGAGTTATTCCCGGGCTTAATGTCAGCACCGTTAGTTAAACAAAGGTTAAGCGTATTCCCGGTGAGCCGAACGTTAGAGTTTGCAGCCGAGTCAATCGAACCAAGTCCAGCAAACGACGTACCGCGCACGTAGCAACTTGACACAAGAGACATTGCGACATTGTTTGACCAGATGATGCCGCCGTTTGCATGGCCGACCATCGGGTCAAGATTACAATTTATGACCGTACAATCGGTGACCTTACAAGCGCCGTCGCCCTTCGTGCCCAGCGTCGGGTCGGAGTTCGTGAAGTGGATACCGTTGCCCCAGATGTTTTGAATCCGGGCACCTTTGACGAGGTTATACGAGTTGTAAATGACAACACCCTCGCCCGGGAAATTCTGGATAGTTATGTTTTGAACCGTACAGTTATTGGCATTGACGCGCACCGCCGAAGTGTTCTGCCACGATCCAATAGTGAAATTTGCATAGTTCCCGTCGATAGTGCCGGGACCCTGAAGAAGGTTTCCCGTTCCTTGAAGGTCGAATACATCGGATGCCGAGTAGAAAGAAGATCCAACCGCGAACGTACCGGTAAAGGCACCATCCATCGTCACTTGAGTCGATGAATCAACCGAGAGGATATTAGGAGCCGTGCCTGCCTCGTCCACAGTGGCCGCTGAGACACGGAAATCCGCGTCTTTACCTGTTCCGCCTGTAGCGGTATTCGTAGGCTGAGAGACGATTGTAGATCCATCTCCGCCGACAGTGTAGGAGGTAATGCGGCCAGAACCAGCCGCGTCGAGAACCGGGGTGATTGTTGCACCGGTTGCACCAGCCGCACACGTTGGAAGTCCGGCTCCTGCAGTGTAGCCCGAGCCATACCCAAGACATGACCCGGCAAAAGCGGAGTACGTCATTGTGGCGTCGCCAGTGCCGGTAGCGAATGTTAAAAGCCCGCTTGCCTGTGGATTGCCTAGACCTTGCCCCGCGCACGTGACGGTTCCTGATTTGGTCGGTGCCGACCCAGTGAGGCTGACCGCCGTAACCGTCCACGTAAAGGTACTGTTAGTCCAAGTCGATCCCACGCTTGGGGTCGTTGAAACCCCAGACACCGTGAACACTACCGACGCATCGGCCTTGTACCGGGGGAATGCAAAGTTGATTAGACCGGCTTGTCGAAGACTGTATGATTGCCCGGCTACCATTCCAGCGGTCGAAGTCAATTGAATGACCGTATCGCCTGGATTCACTTGAGACGTGATTGTGGTGATGATCTGGCTAGCAAGTTTGACTGTAGCTCCATTGAGATAGATGGATTGACCCGCAGTTGTTGATCGGAGATCTCCGCTTACAATGTACGTCTTGCCAGCCGTAAAATTGACATTTAGTCCTGTAGCCAAGGCGGTTCGAATCGCTACCGTATCGTCAGTCGTTCCATCGCCTTTCGCGCCCTTTGAATCGACGCTGATAGACAAAAGGAACTTGGTGTTAAATGGTGCGGTTGATCCTGCTGGTATTGGCATTACGACACGCTCACATAAAAGGCGTCACCGGCTACACCATTCGCATAAAGGACATTCGAGTTAGCGACGGCAAAACCTACGGATTGCCCCGGTTGGAGCGCATATCCATTCCCGGTGCCATCTGTCGCATCCGTGACCGTAGATCCCCCGATAGTTCCACCAATGGACCCCGCTGTGCTGGTGAAATTAGAATTACTTGGCCCGGCTGAAACGAGAACACCGTTTACCGCCGCAAGGCTTGGTAATTGGACCCTTGTGCCTGTCACTGCGATAACAACCTGGCCGGTTCTCTCTGTACCGAGGGCGTTCGCCACGACTGTCGCATTAACATTAGACCCGCCACCCTTTTCGCCAGGAATGCCGCTCCCGTTGCCCGTAGAGGCGGTGATCGTTGCGGAACCCGATGTCCACGAAACGAAGTAAACGAAGACTTGGAGAGCCCCGACCGGGCAGGTATAAATTCCCGTTGCGTTCGCCGCGATTCCCGTTGACCCGTCGTTGGTGTTTGTGATGCTCGAATCCAATACTCGCGTAAAGTTCGTGCCGTCCATCGAAACAGCTACGCCGATCTGTCCGACATAGCCTGCACTCGCGATACCGAATATAAGACCACCGATACCAGGACCGCCGCCAACCGGCAAATATGATCCAGCCGTCATCGGCAATGTGGAATTAGCGTTGGCAAGCGTGATATTGCCTGAGTTCTGACTCATTTAAGCCATCTCGCAATAAGAAGGGATGAAATCATCGTGGGACCTCCATAGCTGTAAACTTATGTCGGCCTCGATACCCTTAATATCTTGGCTATCGGGTCATCTTCGGATGGCCCTTTCTGTTTTTCTATTCTACACCGTTTACGCAACCATATTTACAGCCACCATTGCATAGGCCGATGCAGGAGCGATACCATAGCCCATCGTTACAGTCGCACCGTTCCCTAGAGCAACAGACATAGCGACGTTATCCCCTGAAATTACCCCTGTGGCCTTCGAAGTCTGGGTAGACGTCAAAACACCCGGCGAGAGGATTGCATCGACTACAAGGTCACCCAGCGCAGAAGATAAGGGCACACTAGCTGACGCGGAACTCGCACTGTTTGCTGTTCCAACTGTTCCGAGTGCTACCGATGCCGGAGCATCCAAAGACACGCCCATCACATACACGTTCGGGCCTCCCGTGTAGGTGAAAACGACCGCATGAGTGCCTGGAGCGTTCGTTAGGAGATAATACAGAGTCACCGTTAAAGTGCCCTGAGTCACGGTGCCTAGTGGGACCGGGGTTACTCCGACTCCGTTGTAGTCTTGAACCACGACGGCACCGGGGAGTCCGACAACGCATTCGGCCAGGATGATAGGACCGCCTCCACTCGTGAGATTGAATGTGACCGTACCGGCTGAAATCGCCGCGCCACCTGAGTCGATGACTGAGACCGAAGTCGTAGGATCAACTGGGAAAATAACCGGGGGATATCGAAGGCTTGGAGAACCGCCCCCAACGACCGGAATGGCATCCGCATAATAGCCAGGTTGGATCGCGGCGTAGGTATATGATCCCGTATAGTCCTTCAACGTGATCGTGTAGCCAGTTGACCCCGCTGCGCCGTTCCAAACCTGAAATGGCATAGGCGGATTTGAGAGCAAAACATCAATATTCGCGGTAGGAGTGATTCGAACTAATGATGGATCGGTCGGAGTAAGCGCAACCGTTGAGCCCGTGGTATCGGTCGTCGTGGCTGTCCCGATAGCCTGGTATGCGCCGTTCACCCAAAGAAAAGAGCCTGCTTGCGTGTGCGTGACAAATAGCGTGTCGGTTGACGGAGTATCAACAGGAGCCGCGACATCGTTCGTAAAGCGTTGCCAAAGGTTCCCGTTTGGTCCCATGACGCCCGAGTAGTCAATCGTGCCAGGTGTAATCACGCCTGCCGCCGTGGTGCAGTTGCCAATGAGAACCGAGTTCATCGCGGGCGGCGTAATCGTGGTTGAAAAGTCAAGCGTTCCCGCCGAGTTGCCTAGAGCGTTCCATGCGCCTAGCTTTAGCCAAACGTAAACGATAGACGTAGCGTCAGGAAGGGTTAGGGTATCGCCCGCGAATTCTAGCGAAGAAAAGGCCACGGCAACACCGTTGGTCACGCCAACATTTAGCGCCGTGACTGCCGCTAGAGCGGTGACTGTCCAGTAAGTCCCGTTGGGAGGCGCATGTCCAACCGTGGTTAGGATGCAAACATAAGTCACGCCACCACTTGAGGCGTATTCCCCCGGCTGATAGGTTGTTCCTGCATCGTAAGCCGTGTAAAGCTTCAATCCCGACGCAACACCAAACGTCCCCCCAGGATAAGATCCCATCACCGTCACGACCGCTAAAAGTTGGTTCAGCTTCTCAGTGATATTAGTTGCGAAATCACCTGTCGAAAAGGGAGCGTCTACCGGGTCCGTGGTGGTCGAATCGGTGCAAGTGCTCCGAAGATAGGCCACAGTCGGACCTATCGGTATTGGAGTTTGATCGGAAGTTAGTCGGTAAGCCACTGAGTGTAAGGATACGACATTTGAAGCCCACTGAGAATTTACTCGCTTCGCTCGATGCTTTTCCTCTCCCGCTGGGTCTGCCGAAACCGGAGTTTCGGTTAGGCGGGTGGTCAAGATTCAGCGAGCCATTTTAATATCAGAGATTCCACTTGACGGCTCATGTTGATGTTCCTATCCTTGCAATGGGCACTAGCCGCGTCGTAGGATTCCTGAGTCATGCTGAAACTGAACTGTTTCCGCTTACGCTGAGATCGTGGAATTGTTTTCTTGATTTGTTCTTTTTCTATTGCGTTTTGTATCTACACCGTGATACTATTATACCAGCAGTCGGCTGGCCGATAGTCAGGCCGAGCCTTATTAGCTCGGAGAGAGAGGGTTAAACTCCTAAGACTGCACCCAAGGTTTATATGGAACAGACATTCTATGCTTGCGACGGGTTAGATTCACCCCAGAAGTGGTGGCAGTTTGCGTGGCGCTTTACTGGCCGTCGCCGATCTTGGCGTTTAATCTACGATACGCCCGAGTCGGCAGAAGCGCATAGTCGGGATTCATCCGGGAAGAGTTGGATTTGGGACGGCAAACCAGCCGCGCCGATCACGCTTGCAGAGTCTCAGGAGAACGCTAAGAAACTCGGTGATAAAGGAACGGCACTCGTTACCTACCAAAGAAAGAAGTTTGGTGGGCTCATTATCGTTCTGGGACAGTGGCGCGTCGATGAGCAGTAAACCGCCTGGACTTTGCGGCAAATGCAATCTTAGGCAGCGCGACGGCGGACGGTCTTACTGCGATGAGTGCTCTCGTCAGATTAACGCCGAGTACCGTGAGCGAAAGAAATCGGGATTGCGATTGCGCGGGGCAAAGGGTCCGTCTGGATCGGTATGTATTGGGTGCAATTCAGCGCCCAGATGCAAGCACGGTGGTTGCTATTGCCGCTCATGTTATAACCAAAGGCAGCGTGACTTGCGCGCTGAGAAATCCGGGTACACGCAACCCGATCAAACCGCTACATGCATCCTTCGTGATTCGGACATTTCGAACGCACCCGAAAAGCGAAGCAAAGGCGTTGTGACAGCTTTCGGTATTGTCCCGAACAGGCAATACCTCCCAGAGTACACCACATGGAAGAACATGCGGTACCGATGCTATTATGCTCGCTGCGCATCTTTCAAGCATTACGGAGGGCGCGGAATAACTGTTTGCGACCGATGGCGAGACTCTTTTGAGGCCTTTTATCAAGACATGGGTCCACGTCCCGGTGAGCACTATTCTATTGACAGGATCAACAAGGACGGCAACTATGAGCCGTTAAATTGCCGTTGGGCGACTCAAAGCGAACAGTTGAGAAACCGGCGATCATGGACATGGGCCGCTGATGATAGGTCGCGCATGAGTCCTGTTGAACGAGCTATGGCCATCCAAAAAGCACGTTCTTTTAAGGGAGAACATCTTACCGGTGAAGGATCAAATGGTTCATCATTAGCGCCCGATGCGCTCAGAGAGGATGCCGCAAATCGCGCAATGTCTGTTCTTCGCAAGCGGTATGGAAACTATGACCTAAAGGCACCCATCCGCGAATCTCTTCACGAAATGGACCGGTCCACAGAAACGCCTACGGCCAAGGTGTTCGATTGCTACGGGTCCAATACCGTAGAAGATCAGGCGAACTTTGCTTGGCTACTGTCTCACCTAACAGAATCCGAAATGGAACTCGTCATGGACAGAATGGACGACGGGAAGATTGGATCTTTTGATGATCCTGAGTTGGCAGATATTCGCGCCAAGTTAGCACCCGTCTTAGGTTTATAACGCACTTCGCAGAAAACGGGAGGCGGCTACCAGATGCGGGTCCGCTGACTCCATCGAATACAAGAAGTCGGTAACTACACGCGGACCCGGAGACTAGAATCGACTCCACGTCTTGCGGTCAGCGTCTATCGAATACCAAAGCGAAGGATCGGTTTCCCCGTTGATCGTTGGGGACCATGTTAGCGGGTTCTGGTTTGTATCGCCGGGCACTACGTTCGACCATCCACCATCGGCAACTTGGATAGCCGTGTTAGTCGAATCGACCATCTGATAGGGAGCCGGGAGTGATGTTGGATTGAGCCCTTTCGTGATCCATTGTGTACCGGGTCCCGAAGTGCCCGCGTTGTATTTGAAGAACGTCACGACAAAATAGCCGTCGTGATCTATAACCGGGGTTGCTCCGAGTGCGTTCGCCATATAAAGTGCCGGGGTGCTCCAATCCTGACCGTGAGACTGAGAATAACAGACGTAGGTGCTATAAACTCCCGCCGTCAATCTCCCAATGAACAGATAAACGCGCCCATCTATAGGAGCGTAACACATTCGAGCCGTCTTAACGTCGCCGTAACTCGTCACCTGGTTGTAAAACAGCCACGCAGGGGCAGGGAACGGGAATGATGCGCGGCGATACCAAACATCCCCCGCCGTGACGACAGACTGATGAACTCTTGACCATTCGTCCTGAATATGCCAAGCCTGACCCGCTGCGAGAACAGGATTTGCAAGATAGGCAAGCCTCAAAGTGGATCTATTTTGCGGAGTAAACGCAATCGTTCCCGAAACGGACTCAACACCCGCTAATACGTCTTTTTGAAGCAAGTTCGTCTTTGCGAAAGGCGTACCGGTGATAAATCGGCCCTTGGCGTTCGTTGTTCCCGTTCCCGAACTGGTTCCGCTTACCGTTTCCTTTTCAGTCACGAGAGTCGAGGTAATTGGGTTCTGATTGATGTCGATAGCAACGCCGGTCGTTCTCTGTTTCAGAAACTCGAGCGTGTAATATCGAAACGGTGTACCGAAGCCTCCCGCGTTTACAATGTCACCGCTCTTTGGCTGGAAATAGACGACTGCCGCCCGTGCCTGGTATTGCAACTGCGTCGGATTCGTTGTCAATGCTCTGTCGATCCAATAAACAGATGGAGCAGACCCCGTATAAATCGCCCCTGCGCCACATAAGTTTGACAGAAGCCAAGAAGATCCATACCAGCTTGAAAGATCGGGCAGAGAGGCGTTAGGCGTAGCATGCCACCCGTTTATTTTGTTGATCCGATCCGAGAATGTGTTTACGCCTGCACTGAGTATGGTGGGGTTATTTGATGTCGTCACGTCCCATTGACCGAAGGACCGTTTCCCGTCCGTGTCCCCTAGCCCAAACTCGTAATAATTGAATCCTCCGTATCCCGGTTGACCCGGTGTTACATTGACTTGCGTCTCGTCGGATTGAAGGAACGTAACCCTCGAATCTCCGTCTCGCACCATTCGTATCTGATGGATCTGGTATGTGCCCGAATTTGCCGGGAAATCAAGAAGCATAGACGTAAAACCGTCAATTCCCCATCCCGGGCCCTCGGAAGGTGTCCCGGTAGATAGCGCCTTGCAATCTCTAACCCCCGATTTGAACAGAGTCGGAATAAATCCCGTGTTTGTTGCGCTGTATGGGGCCATGAGGTCAAAGCGGATAGTAGTTAAGGCACCGGATGCTCCAAGCGCGTGTTTATACTGAATGAAACCTAGCGTTCCGCCTTCCCCCCTGATTTCGCAGATGATCTGCCAGATGGATTGATAGGACCACGTAACGGAACCATCCACGATCGCCCCGCCTGTGCCTGTAGGACCGCCTGACGCCGCCGATGTGCCCGCAACCGTGCATTTGTACAGGTTCCCGCCATTTACTACGAAATCGTTCACCAGATAGCCGGTTAATGCCGTCCAAGCCGTGCCCGCTGTGTTCGGCTGAATGTCGATTTCGAGGTATCGGTATCCTTCCGTGTTCTTGGGAACGCCTGCCACTGTCCATGTCTTTGTAGCCACTCCCGAGAGTGACCCTGAGTTCACTTGGAGAAACCCACCGACTAATGTGACATTGGCCGACCACTGAACGACCGAAGCACAAGGATCTAGGACGTAAGAAGCATCCTGCCATAACGTTAAAGCGTTGAACGGTCGAAGCCGGGCGTTTAGTGCCAAATCCCAAGGCAAAGCGGCCTTTTCGTTGAATGATGCGAGCGATTGCGGGTTAATCCGCGCCATGAGCCCGTTTCCGTCTTGGCGCTCGAATGATGTACCGTCGATGTTCGGCGCTGGTGGCGTTGTACTACCACCGAAACCATTATTCCAACTGTAACCGGTGATCGTAGCCCGCGCATTTTCTAGGCTAATCGTATCCCCGAAATTGAAAGGCGTCCAGATCGGTAGCCCGGTGGATGGATTTTTAGGACCGTCCGGCGCGGCCCACTCCGTTACCACCGCAGGAGCGTAAGCCGAATCAAAAGCGTTTATTTGCCCCGTGATAGTTCCTTGCTTCGTCGGTTGCATTTGGAATCTGACCCCTATTCCGCCGCCTAGTCTTGGCATCCCCGAAATGGAAATCCCTCCGGTAAGATCCACTGTCCCGACCGGTACCGTATAAATCTGAGTGAAGGGCCATTGAAGCGACTGACCAAGCGCATTGCATGTCAACGACCCTGCGAGAGTTGAGGGAGTCACAACCTGACCGCTTGCGGTGAATGCCAATTCCATGAAGCAGGTATGACCGCCTCTTAGTGGTATAGGCGTCGTAAATGACGGGCCGATGATTCCTGAGAAAGAAAATGTATCGCCACCTACATCAAGTGTTCCGCTCACCGCGCCACCAAGTTTCGGAACGTCGTACAGGTCCCATTCTGCGGTTCTGGTAAGCCCGCTCGTATAGTCCGATGCCTCACCCATCTCTACCGAAATCGAATAAGACCCGGTGAACCCCGCTAATGGTATCGGGATATTAGTTCCGTCACTGAGTCCACAGGATCCGACCGATGCAGATTGAAGCCATACCGTAGCATTGCCAAATTGACCTCCAATGACTACGTTGAATCCACCAATGCCCGTTATATTGGCGCTGCAAATATAGCTAAATAGACCGTTAATTACCGGAACTTGCAACGTCACGTTCGGGATCGTGAAGTTTCCCGAAATTGTAAACACTCGTGACCGGGTTGTGTCTATCAGCGCCATTAGCGATCATATCCGGCCATAAACAGAAACGTTCCGCTCACGTTCTGGATCGGGTCCGCATCATCGACCGTCATTTGAGAAATCTCGTTATATGACACCTGTCGTTTTTGACTTGCATAAACGTCTCTCCTTGGGGGTCTCGCATCGGCTTCCGTCTGCCGCCTTAATCTTTGGTCCCGAACAATCCCTAGTCCTCTCATTTATGACACCTTCGATGCTATCGCCTTGTATTGCTCATCCAGTCCTGAATGCGTGTATTCGGCAGTCATGGCAGGGACAGAACGAAGCTCGTACATCGCCTGTTGCTGATTTCCCTTTCCTTCCCACCATTTACCGGACGGTGCCGACCAAATAAAGTATGGCTTGCCGTTCAAAAGGACAGGATCGCCAAAAGCTAGAGGCCGTGGACGAATCCATTTCGTATCGCCCGGTTGCGGCGAAATAAGGACTAACGGAGCTTCTAAAATGACGAACTCTTGAGCATGACAGGAGAAATCAAAGATCCTTCGGCAAATGAAGTTCACCGCTTCTTGCTTTACTAAGGCAGGATCGGAATAGTAAATCAGTTCCGGTATGCCGTCAGTCCAGTCAGGGTGCGTAGGGTCAGGGTTGGGATGACCGTCTGTCGCGTGGTTCTGACCAAAGTTTCCAGCAGCCCAGTTATGCGCCTTAGCAACTAGCTGAATGCCGCCACTTGTTGATATAACCCCTCCACCTGCCTGACCAACGCCTGAAACCATGACGCAATTCCCCGCAGGGGGAATAATTTGCGTCGAAAAACTGAACTTTCGGCATGGTGCCTGAACCATGTTCGATCCGTCGTGGTTATACGCAATGATCGGAGGGTAAACGACTCCCGCGCAACCCGTAGGCGGACTTGTTAGGAACTGACAGGCGTAATTGTAACCCGGCAATCCGTCTATGTTGAGTCCAACCGGCTTAGGCGGCAAAATGACACGCCAACAGCCGTTTTCATCATCTAGCGGCCCTCCGTTCGTATAGTTGGGGTCCCAACGAACGAACGCGCCGAGCCAATCCCGCGCATATTGGGCGATTATCGGACCAATTGGGCTATAGGACTCGATTTGAAGAGAATTACCGGAGTTTTGGCCCGTAAAAAAGCGAATCGCCAGGTCTGGGACCTCAATTTGCGTGTCAAAGTAACCTGCGGCACGGAAAAGCGCCTTTATCGCCTCAGTAACTTTCCAAGGTGGAGATTTTTCCTCATTCGAGGCGGCAAAATTGAGAACATAATAGGTCGTTCGCTTGGTTAAGGTGCTCCACTCTCCGACGCCTAACGCCTGATATGTGCCGTAATTGGGTTGAGGCAGGCTCGCATAGTTGCCCTTTTGGAGACGTTTCGCGCTCATTAAGCGACCGGTTTGTAGGTAGCTGAATTTCGAGGGGTTGTCAGGGTCGTAGAACGTCTTTAACCGGTATGGCTGGCCTCCTTGTACCGTCAAAATGGGGTCTAGGACGCCTTGAGGGTCCGGCATGATGAATGCCGCCGTCTCATGCGTGAAATCCCGATCTGAACCACTCATGCTGACCGATGAAAGGATCGGAACATCGATAGGAGTTGGCGTTCCGATCTTCCCGATTGGGTTCCGCGTGAATGTGCAGCGGTTGACTATCGGGCTATTCTGACCTGTCCCTGAAACCATCTTTAGTATGGCGTAGAACTTGGTTTCCGTTGTCGTCGCATTGAGCGGACAGATAAACGATGCCCATGTAACGCCGTTGAAATTGTTAGTTGGCCCTGATTGGGTAAGAGGCAAGCCGCTTGTTTGTTCATAGACCTTTATCTCGCATCCGATCTGAGGATATGAGCCGTAAAAGGCCACATTTAAGAGCGTCGAAGCAGGAGAACCGAGCGGATCGCGTGGCTCGAATCCTGGCGTACTTTGGACCGCTGTAACGAGGTATCCAACCGAGTAATACAGCGACGTTTGAAGATGGCCGTCAACAAAGATATCACGCCGAACGTCCAGTCTGGCCGGTACAAGTTTCGGCTGTGCGGGTGAGAACTGCTTTACAACGTAAGTATCGTATTGAGGCTTTAGGATGTCGATAGCCGTAGCGACGATGGTTTGAAGAGCATTAAAGACCGTTGCAAACTGGACCTGTATAACCGAGCCGGACCAATTCCCATCTGAGTCTATGAACGCATCCTGGTGGACGTGAATCATGTGGGTCGAACCGGTCACATTTTGAGCAGATGACCAAATGTAGGAATGACGGAAAACCCACGTAGCCGCGCCCGTGTTTTCCATGAGCCATGCGGTTCCATCAGCCCAAAAGATAAGCGAGTATTGGCCGTTTCCAGGGGATGCGCCGTCCGACTTCAAAACGGTCGGCATCCCTGAAAAATACAGGATACAAAGGGCTTGAGCCGTCTGGTAAGGAGAACCCTTCGGGACCTTGAACCGAAACCAGATATCTTGATCTGGATGATGCGCCGATGACCCGGTGAACACCCTATCCATCGAAACTAACGGGTCATCCAGGCCAGGAGCGCTCACGGAGGGATAAGAAGATTGATCGCCCGTGTTTCGTTGAGCAATCGTAATACCCGCTAAAACGCTCTTCTTGTTGAACGTGTCATTAGGCCCCGGTGCTGATGTTGTCGCGCCGATGCCTGGAAGATAAAGCGGCGATATATGAGCTTCAACCCCTAGAAAACCTGATCCCGCACCATCGTTGGCCCAGGTTCCCGCCATGTCCTGCGCGTCCGTAACCGTCGTCTCATGCGTAAAACTTAGATTGGACTGGTAATCCGCGATCTTCCATCCAATCTGATTGAAGAACTGAACGCGGTAGTTTCCGTTTGGATGGCCCGAGCCGTCGCCATTCGTGCTTAGTTTCCCTGGCGAAATCTTGGACATAACCAGGTCATTCGACCAAAGTCCCTGCATCGGAATGGTTACCGGTGTATTGAGCGTCAGAACCGTAGTTCTGCCCGGCGTTGTTCCTGAACTCATTGAGGAGCCGCCGATATACCGCCTAGATTCAGGTTGTCAAAGTTGAACTGATTGTCAAGCTGTTGAGCGACAATGCCAGGAGGTACCGCGCCCGTTGAACGTGCTGTACCGTTCACCCAGTCGGGGCCGTCTTTAATGACCCTGTTTCGAACTTGGGGCATGGATGCTCCGGGATTATTCGTGCTCGTTCCTGCCGGATCGGTGCCGCCTCCTCCGACCTTGTTCCCAATCCATGAGGCTATGCCTTGAATACCTCTAAAAACCAATCCAGGCCCCGACATCCTTGCAAGTTGCATCCCTATCTGACCCAATAGCGGCAAGGGATTGCCGCTTAAAGCCTCACCTGCCGCGTTCAATGGCGCTTGACTGTTATCTCTCCACCATTTGTCGAACTTATTGCCTGCGATTTGCTTTTCTGCGCGATATTTGATTTCCGCTTGATATCCGCCTTTGTCATAGTCTCCACGACTCGATTTAAGTCTTTCGTAAGTTTCGGGGTCAAGATCGCTTGTCCATGCATCCTCTTGAAGACCTAGACCCCTTGCAAGACGCATTTTTTCAATGGGGTCCTTCGTACCGTGGAGTAGGTCCAACGATTTCACATAGTTGGCGGTTTTGTCTGGCGTGAAATAGTCGCCCAAATCCGTGATCCCGTGAGCGCGAGCGACCGCCGCTGCATATCCTCCGCCCCGAAGTCTTGTGCCTAACGCTTCCGCTTTACTTCCCGCGTTATCACCACCAAGGCCCAACGCTTGACCGAGTTCAGTAGGACTTCCCCCGCTTTGCCAGTATGCCGCCGACCCGGTAGCGATTCGACCCGCGCCACCCTCAATGAAACCTATACCCGCCGTGATCGCTGCCGCACCCGCTGCACCCGCAATAATGAAAGGTATCGCCGCAGAAGCCGCCGCAGCCACAAGAAAAGCGGTTTCACCCGCCGCCGCAGAACCAGCGCCATAACCGAGAGCACTTGAAATACCTTTAGCGATTAGGCCCGTGCCTCCCTGTGCGATTGCCCCCCCTGCCGCTGATGCCAGAAGAGAACCGCCAGCGCCGCCAAATCTTGAGACCGGGCCGAATCCCGCCGCCAATGCTTTCCCCATGATCGGAGACAGCGACCCATCTCCAAGAATTCGGGATGTCATTATCATTTCCCGAACTCGCTCTTCCTGAGTCTTCGGGACTAACGTCTGCGATGCTCGCTTGTCCCAAAGCGTCATGAACTTTTCGCGCGTTCGCCGTTCCTCTTGCTCGTCCTGCTTGAGTTGTCTCGCAATCTGTGAAGCCGTGGCTGGTTTAGGTCCAATAAATCCTTTCCCTAGACCTGTATCAGAAACATTTCGACCGCCAAGGGTTTTAGCGGAACCGCCCGTGTCCTTGACCGTCCGGTTCAGATCCTTAACGTCGGCATTTAGGCCGCCGACCTGTTCGCGTGTCGCCTTGACCGCTGCTAGGAGTTCCTTGAAACCATCAGGACTGATCGGGGTTTGATAGCCTTGTGCCATTTACATACTCACTGGAATCTCAACGCTACTTGGATATTTTGTCGCACGGCTCACGAGTCCCGCCATAGGATCGGCGTATTCGTCGCTATCTGGTTCTTCACGCTCTATTGTAAGCGCATCATAGGATTCAAGCCACCATGAAGTATCGAGACGTCTTGGGGGATATCCGGCTTTTCCGCGCGTCATGTGACATAGGCAGGCGCAAATGTACGCCAAACTATCGGCAAAACTCTGAAATACTTCGGGGTCAGGAAAGCCGTTCGAGATTAAGAAGTCTCTTGCTTCTCCGAGTTGCCCGTCAATGCGTTTCCCTGGTTTGGTTCACCGCCGCCGCTATGGATGATGATTCCCTTACTAACCAGTTCGTCAAACCCATCGGGAGCAACGACCGACATAACTAAAAGTTGGTCCATGTTATATCGTCCCGTTGGCGGCTGCATCTCCTGCAACCTTGCGCACCGCATTAGAAGGCCCCAACTAAGCTCCGGCACCTCTGGGGTGACGCCTGACTCGTCGGGCTTGCACAGGTCAACGAAGGGCATATAGAGCAATGGTTCCTTAACCAGTTGCTCCAGCGCATCTCTGAATCCGCCCGTAACGTACCGCGCGTAATAGTCGTCAGCCAAAATCCGCGCCCGGTCTTCTTCGGGGTTGAGCAACCGGCGCAGCTGAAACGCGATAGGGGCCATCTTCCCATCATCGTCAACGATATTTGGATCGGTGACGGTGACAGGCAGGTACTTACGGGGCTTTAGACGAACGGAGTTGAAATCGACCATAGGCTTACTGGAACAGAGCAAGAGGCGCGTAATTCAGGTCACAGTTCTTGGGCGAAAGTGTCATTTCGCAAGCGTTCTTGATGTACGTCACGATTCCGTCTGACGAACTCCGAATCGTGCCAAGCATCACAAACATTTCCGTACCTGCCGGGTACACGAGATTGATGGTGGACGTTCCGCTCGTGTAGGAAATCGAGCCACCCGCCGATGCTTGATTGATTCGAATCATTTGCACCATCACGAGGGGTTGAAGCGTGGCCGCAATGTACGGGATAAGGTTTGCATTGCCCGCGCCTCCTTTCTTGAGGATTTCTCCGACAGTACAATTGAAGTCGATCAAGCCTGCTTCGTAGTTGGCAAATAGATCGTCAACCGATGCCACCATATCAAGCTGATGATCGTATCCGAACCGGCAATAGTCCAGTGAGCCCGTCGAGTTCGTGGCGTCGAGATAGCCGAGAGCCGACCACGTTACAGTAAATGGCGCTGCCGTTCTTTGAACGCCTGTGTAGATCCGAAGGCACTTTAGGTCCTTTCCGACCATGAAGTTTTTAGGAGCCGTTGAGTTTGCCATTTTTGATTATCCGAACTGTGTTTGCCAAGCCTTTGAAAACTCTTCCTGGAAGATGCCGGGGCCGATTTCGTTGATGTACTGCGCCAGTGCAACGTCTAAAGGTCGCTTCACCATTTTATAGGTTCCAGTCTCCAAAAACGACGCATACGGAGCCGTATTCACTACCATGATAGCAGGAGCGCCCTTTATGTCCGCTGTCCGCTGAACTATCCACGAGTTATAGAAGCTTCCCGACTGCTTATTAATGACCGCAGGATTGCCGTAGGGAATAGGTCCGCGAGTTACGACCGTCCCGAACCTTGAACCCGATGCGATAACCCTCGCAAACCCCTTGCCGTAGGGATGGCCCATCTTTGCTAGTTCCGCGCTCGAATACTGACCACTTGAAAGATGCTTGGCTAAGATGACCACTTTCATGGCGATTCGCTTGTTTGACTCGTTCGGGACCTTTGTTGCCAACGCTCTTTCAAACGCCTTGAAGTCCCTTTCTAGCTGTGCAAGGTCTTTCATGTGTGGATGATGTGGCAAGCAAAACCAGGGTCCCACCTAGCGCACGCACTATTGATGGGGTTCTTCGATGACGTTAAAAGCACGTTGATAGGTGAGTCGATATCGCTCATGGTCGTGCCCGCTTCCATGACTTGAAATGTCGTATATCCCGTCCCGTTGTCGAGCGTGTAGCAGAGATTTAGGACGCAATCATTGGCGGTGTCTTGGTTCCAGGTTGCGCTTTGCTTGTCGATAACATGAGCCGTGACACTGAACCGCTTGTTATTTGGATCATCTACGCCCCAGTCTGGATCAGCGGCAAACGTGCCAATTTCCAAGACGCCGCAAGGGAACACAATATCATCCGCGCGAACTTCTTGCGGGAAGTTTTGCACCGCACCCTGAACCGCCGTAAAGAAGTTCATTTTATTAGGGTCAGTCAACACAGCCAAGCCAAAAGCCGTTCTGATGATCGGCTCTAGCTCGTCTATGATGTCTTGGAGAGCGCCCATTTACTCCGGCCTAACAGGACTCCCGCCAGGGCTAGTGATTTCCTCAACGGATTTACCGCCTACCATGTTTGCCGCATTGCTGACTGATAGCTTGTAAACCCCCACGAATACCGGCTTAGGATCTTCGGAAGGAGTCACAACTGTTTCTGGTTTTGGATCTTTGTCTGCCATGATTTCCTTAGACGATGACCACCGCATTGCCGTTGACCGTCGATGCGTCGGTTGTCGTGATCTTGACTGACGTTACGTCCGACGCAAACCACTTAGGCGCTACCGTGTTGTTCGCGTTGAACAAATCAAGATCCCAGTGCATCGACATACCGTCCGCGAGAACTACCGTTAGCAGCAATGACACGCCATTGTAAAACTTGATGGTCGTTGTCGCACCCGTGCCGGTAGCCGCCGAAATGTCGAATGATTCAAGCGTCGTCTTTGAGAACGCCCAAGCGTAAACCGTATCAGTTTGACTGGCCGGGACCAATTGAGAAAAGGGTACACCTTCATTCCCTGTCAGAGTCACCGAGCCGCTGATAGTCGGGCCGGTTGTTCCGGTCGAAGTCGTTGTGATTGTTCTTGTTAAAAGCTCGCCAGCGATAATTGCACGTACTCCCTATGGAATGATGTCGGGCAAGATGATCGGAACCACCTTGCATGTAGAATAGCCCAGAAGTTGACGGCGCTGCGGTTCTCCGTCTACGAAACCACTGAAAGTGATTCCTAGCCGAGTAGTCCCACTCAGATAATCGCCCGCCTTAAAGTCTGCGTCATACTGCAACCGCAAAACGTTCGCTTGGAAGATGTCTTCCATTTTCGTATCACCTGCCGGTGATGTATGCGTGTAGAAGTAAGACGACTCTTGCCAGTTGCACTGATATGGTCCGCTCCGATAGGTGACGCCTATGGGGTTCTTATTGGCGTCTTTTACAGGACGGTAGAACGTGACTGTATTCCCGTACATCTGAGCCGCCAATCCAGAACCTTGCCATCCTGAAAGTGCCATCAGTTCATCAACCTATATCCCGCGAGTGTCTGGTAAGCCTCAGCCGCGAGCGCCGACCCTAGTTTGTTGTCGAAGTGCTGTGAAACTGTTGTGTCGCCGTCCTTGATTGAGTCGGGCCCCGCAATAATGCCTTGCAGCATGGCTGTAAGCACGTAGGATGCGGCTAAAATGAGCACCGCATACCAAACGTCATCGGGTACAGATCCCGAGCAGTAGCCCCATACTCCAGTAATGACCACGCTCTGAGGCGGGCCCCATTGAGGAGCAGAAAACTCTATCTTTGTCCAGGGTTCGCCTTTACTTGCGGCATCGCTTGGCCCTAGAAAATAATTGACGCCCAATGTCTGAAGCGATCCGACCGATCCGTTATAGACGCTCGTGTAGACCGATGTAACCGAGATTAAGCCGTTTCTCAAAAGCAGCGTCTCGATACCTCCGCGATTCATCCCCTTCTTGTTTGGTCCTGGCGGGTCGTAAGGTTCCGCGACTGGCGTGGCATCCGTCTGGAAAAATGGAAGATATCGAGACCTCCGACTCCAATCCCTAATGGCCGCATTAACCTGGCTCGTGATATCCGCCGATGCGTTGACAGCAATAGGAGGCGTCAGCGTCGTAAGAAACGCTTTCACCTCCGTAGCTGTGGGCATCGCGGCATGGCTCATTTACTTCTTCAAATCGGCTAGAAGTGCCTTGATATCAGTGATGGCATCTTCTGCCGGTACGTCCTTCGCGGCGAGTGTCAGAGCGTTTAGAGCCTGGTTAAACCGGTACCTTGCAGCACCGCCAGGGGCTTTAATCTCTTCCCACTCCGCATCCGTGCAGAGTTTCGATACACCCGGCGACATAATGACGACATTCTTACCATCCCGCCGACCATCCACGAATGGATATTCCTGTGCTACTGGGGGTGAAGCTTCCGCGAGTCCTTGCATTACTTAGTGTCCTTTTCGGCTTTGGATGCTCTGGCTGGATTTTGAAGCTTATCAAGTTCATCGTCCGAGACCTTGCGGGTTTCGCCGTTCTCGAATTGGATGGCCGTTAAGCCGTTATCTTTTCCTATAACTTCGAATTTCATGACATTGGTTGCGGGGGAATTTCACCCCCGCGAGTTTTCCTTAGACTAGGCTTCGCGTCGGGTTCGACGTTAGCTGATAGCCTGCCGCCGCATAACCTGGTGCCACTGCGAGTTGAGTTGCTGCGCCCGTTTGCGGGTTGTACTGAATGGCAATGACCAACGAAACTACGACGTTTGCCGTAGCTCGTGACCACTGCGCACGAACATACCGAGACGGAGGCCGATAGATGTCGATGCCTACGAGAGTATTCGAATCTCCCGTAGTGGCGACACCCTGAACCGTCAACCCCGTAATAGGGTGCAGAAGGTTGTCAATCGTGCCCGACCCGTAGGTGTTGGACACGTCCGAATTCTTCGCCACCAGCGTAAAGACGCCGGTATCGGTCAGAGTTCCGACTGCCGCGATGAACATGACGCCCTCGAAGCCAAGCATGTCGATTTGGGTACCAGTGGTGGTATCCGAAGTGCCAGCCGCCTGAGCCGCGTGGTTGATCGTGGCTACCGCTCCTGGGGAAAGTTGGTGTAGAAACATATCATTTACTCCTTTATGCCTGCTTCCCGATGTGAACGGCTCTGTTCTGGACAACCTGACCGCCTGCACGGAATCGGAACATCCAGCCGACGCGGTTTTGAGCCAGCATCGACTTGTCCTGATCGCCGTAAGGCATGACTGCGAGTCCGAGCCGTCGAGCAAGAACGTAAGCCTCGAAGAAGTCACCGAACGCGATTGGATACGCATTCGTTGCAACGTTCGGCATGAACGCTGAGAACACGACCTTATAGCCCATAAGCAGCGGACGCCGCGCATTTGCCATACCCTCGGGTCCGTCGTTTCGAGCCAAACCGAAGATGTACTGTCCTGACGTGTCTTTGATCTGTGCGAACGTCGAGAACGCCGACATACGGTTCATAACCGCAATCGTTCGCTCTTCGTTGTCCGAATACTGCGGAGGCAGTGCGTAGACGAAACCCGTCAACTTGTCAGCCGTGATCGGGTCGGAAAGGTTGGACGATGGCGGATAGAGTCCACCGGAGCCGCCAGGGTTGATAAGGAAGCCTGTAGGCTGTCCTGCGCCCGTGCCGTTCACGACAACGTTATCCATTCCCAGATTGTATGCACTCGCTGCAAGCTCTTGGATGATCGCGCTTACGTTTACAGCGGAGTCCTCGAGCAAGTTGCGGGACATTTCGATTGGGAACTGCCCCGTGTAGATCGGGATTTCAACATCACCGAATACCGGGTCGGTGATTGAAGGTGTCGGCCCATTCTCTCCGATCCACTGGATTCGGATTCCAGAGTTGTAGATGTCGCCGGTATCCGAGTCGTAGTTGACGCGCGGGAAAATGACCTTATCCCGCGAGCAGGTAATCGACTGGATGTAGTTGAGAAGGCTCGTCGGATGCGGCTTGCGCATGATGACCTTCGCGAACCACTCAGGCGGTACGAGGTAACCGCCGCCAGCATCGGAACCTTCCGAGAGCGACACATAGTCCGCTCGGTCGGCCTTGGCGCGAAGGAATCGGCCAAACGCTGCACCGTAGGACGGCTCGGAGATCTTCGCGAACTGCGATGACGAAATGGCCCATCCTTCCGCATCCTGAACCACGAAGCGGCCATCTTCGCCGCGTCGCATAAGGTCGGTACCGGCCCTTTCAACAAACGTCTGCTGAGATACGATTCCGCGAGCGCGGTCTACCTCTTGCTGCATCGTCTGAATTTGGTCAGCGCCTACCGTGATACCGGCGAGGTTCTGAACACGTCCGCTACCGTTGAGGAACGTGTTTGCCGATGCCGTCGAATCGGCCAGGGAATTGGCACTATCGAGTGCCTGTTTAGCCGCTGTGATGTCCGTGGAGATTGAAGCCAGTCGAGCGGACTCTTCTGCTGTATGCTCAGACTTCGCTTGAAGTCCTTGCGCCTCGGATAGCAGCGCCTGTAGCTTATCCTGACATGCTTTGATGTGTGGATTCATTGCTTGCTCCTGTCTGTCGTTGCGACAAAGCGAGCGTTATTTGAGCATCGAAAATAGCCTTGTCAAGCTCCGTTCTAGTCACGCTAGATGGCTCCTGTAGCAAAGCAAGTTCGGCCTTCAACGCTTCGACTTGTGCGAGGTTGTCGGAGATATGAGAGAGCGCCTTCGTAGACAATTGGCGTCCCTCTGACGAGCGAGCGGCCCTTATGTCCGCAACCCGTTCTGTCAGTCCCCGAACGGCAGCAAGCACCGTTTCGGACTCTTCAGCGAGAGTCATACCGTGCGGTAGATCCTCACTGGAAACCGTTGGCTCCTCTGTTACGAGGGTAAATGTGGCGACCTCGGGCAAGTCATGTTCTGACCGCGCTTCGTTGGTCGTCATCATGCGGGTATTCGATACCGAACCGCTTAGGACCTCTTTAGCGGCCTCATCCATCGAACACACTCGGTCGATAAGCCCCTTTGATAAGGCATCCGAAGCAATCCAAACCTGACCCGTTGCAAGTTCTTTTACTGCGCCCCTAGTCATTGATCGGCCCTTGGCAACGGCTCCTAAAAAATGGCCGTTCAAATCGTTCACGACCCGCATGAAATCCGTTCGTTGGTCTTCGGTAATTGCAGCACCAGGAACGCCCGCGCCCTTGAAATCGCCAGTAGACAGTACCAAGACCTCGATACCGTCTGCTTCTGCGGCTTTGCTCATGTCATAGAGCACCATGTACGTGCCGATTGAACCGATTAGCGCGGTATCGTTGCTGAAAATCTTCGTACACTGCGAAGCTACCCAATAGGCAGCGGAACATGCCGAATCCTCGATATAGGCATAAACCGGCTTCTTGATCGCACACTTGCGCACGTCTTGGGCAAGATCCGCAGTGCCGGAAACTGAACCGCCCGGCGAATCAATCCGAATCATCAGGGCTTTAACATCCTCGTCGTTCTGAGCAGCCCTTACCAATCTTCGAAGGTAGCTGGTAGACGTGCCCGAATCCATGCTTGTGGGTTTCTTGGTCATCGGACCAACGAGGGATAGATACGCGATACCGTCACGAATCGAGTAATCGCGGTCATCGTCGCTATCGTCTTCACCCGATCTTGCCCTAACATCTTCCGTATGCTGAACAACCGAAGTCGAGCGCATCATGAAGAGGAACTGACGCGCCGCCGTTTCCTCGATAGCCCAGTGAGGGCCATGAGGAGGGACAAGAGTCATCATGTTCGGGGTGTTTCTCATGTGTTTATTGATAGACCGTCGTCAATCCTGAGTTCGCCGCATCACCCTTAATCGTGATCCCAGCAACGCCCGTATTATTGAACGTGTACGTGGTTCCGACCGTCGCCGCTGCTGGGATGATGCCCAAAATGATTCCCGATCCAGCAGAAGCATTATCATAAATCGCAGTTGCACCCGCTCCCGATACCGTCACCAGGCACTTAACCAACGTACCAGGACTGGCCTTAATCACCTGGTCGCTCGCGCTAACTGGACAATCGACCGCCGTCCCTGTCAATGGCACGAGTTGAGCGGTCGGATTAACCGTCGAAGTCGAAACGTACATTGCCACGTCCGCTTCACCTGTGACCGCTCCACCAGATGCTGAAAGCCTGATACCCAAAAGACCTACGACGTTGATTGTGTAGAAACCTGTTTCGGCAGACGGGATTGTAGAGCTCGGAGCGCCTGTCGTTTGGTTTACAATCGCATTTGCTCCAAGGGTAAACCACACAACGTTGTCAACCGTTCCACGAGGCACGAGAGCCTGTGTGTAGGTTCCTGAAACTGAAACGCCGACTTGAGAAGCGCCCGCAGGTAGTTGCGTAATCTGGCAGTACGAACCTGCTGTCGGAGTCGGTCCCGTTGGGGCCAGGTCCCTTGTAGTGATCGCTCCCGTTGCACTCGCCGAAAGTGTTGGCGTACCTAATGCGGGGTTAACGCCAGCCGTACTCTCCCAAAGCGAAACCGTAGCCGAGCCGGTTACCGTTCCTTCCGCGTTCAGCCTAACACCACGAAGCCCCGCGACATTGATCGTGAAGAAGGATTGAGCAGCCGAGGCGATAGTAGCGGTTACCGCGCCTGTCTGCTGGTTCACAATCGGAAGCGGACCAAGAATAAACCAGTCATTACCATTGACTGTGCCCCGAGCAGTCAACGCTCCGGTGTAAGTGCCGTAAACAGAGACACCCACCGAACCCGTTCCGGGGTCTAGATCCATCAGCGTAACGGATGACAGATTGGTAGGAGTACCGCCCGTCAAAACGAGATTCTTAGTCGAGATAGTTCCTGATGCGCCGTTTGGTGTCATTGCTTATTTTTCCATTATCGGTAGCGGGTCCAAACCGTTTTCTTTGCGGTGCCTTTCGGCCATGTCCTGCGCGGAGTGGATCGCGTCCAAAATTGTCACCTCAGCGTTTATGGGGATCTCCACCTTAACCGCACCTCGGATTGTTTCCAGTGTATTCGATAGGACGCCTAACAGTTCACGGTCCGACCTTTCGCACCTGGCATTGTGAATGGTGCAAGGAACCGTGACCATGCCCTGCGTGTGTGGAATCTCGATTCTCACCATTGGCATATCCGATTCAATTAGCGGTGTTACGGTCATTTGTCGCTTGAAACCTTGTTCGTTTCGGCTGTATCTGGCTTACTCGTTCTTAGTGTATCACCATCCGGCAATGGTTTCATGTTCAACTTAGCCCGTCCTTCGTTTGGAGTTTCGACAGGGCCACCTGTTGCGATCATGATTTGCCTTACAAGTCGCTCTTTCAGCGCGGGCACTTTGGACAGATCGTAAAGGAAAACCTGACCCTCCTGACCCAGTTCAGGAATGATGCTCTCGGTCAGTTGCAACGCCCGGTGAGCAAGGTAGGGCAAGATGAACAGGTCAAAAACTACATCTACCGCAGCCTCAAAGCTCGCCCGATTGTTCGATTTGTCGAGCCCTGTTCCTAGTCCAAGAATAACCGGGGGAATGTGGAAGACCGAACAAACTCGCTCCTCTGAAAAGTCATGGACGCCGTTCAATGCAAGTTGCGAAGGATCGAAGCCCAGTTGCTTAACCTCCAGCGGGACAGTGAACACGATGGCGTTACCGGCACCACCGCCTGAAACCTCCGTCTTGATCTTGTCCTGTATCTGGGTCGCCTGCGACTCGGTTAATTCCCCGTCAACATTCTCGGGCCACGTCTTGGGAAAGATGGCTTGCGGACTTACTCCCGAGTTAGTAACTAATGCGCCCTCGAGTTTCGTTGCGTTCTTGTCTGCCACCAATTCAGGCAACGCCGAATCAATCGGGCTCATACCGAGTTGCGGCCACAGAGGGTTAACTGTCATCCATCGCATGTGAACAACATCTTTTGGTGGAACCGCGTAGTAACCGCTCGCTGTGGCAATCCTGTATTCTGAAATCCAGTCGCCCGAACCGGGGTAGGTGTACGGGTAGGTCGTGCCCTGGGGCAACAGTTCTAAAGCGATCAACTTGCCGCCCTTGGATCGGTGTTTGTAGGTGTACGAATTTCCTACCGACCCCTCCATGAAGACCGAGCCGGTTGTAAGCAGCGTCCCGTCGTACCAGTCATTTGGCTTGACCAGTATTGCGAGCGCTGGCGAATCGTGAACCGGGGTTACTGTCCCGTTGTCGTCCACGGTTGCGACCATCAAAGGAACCGAGTTCACCATTTGGGCGGCGAAACTCAGAATCGAGTAGACGATGGAATTGTCCCAACGAAGACCCGCTTCCTTTTGGAAATCTAAGCCCGACTGGTTGACGATGCCCCACGGAGCGCCAGGACCCCATCCACCACCATAGGTAGCGCCGGTGATTGATTTGACTTGTGACTGACGGCCCTTTCTTGCAGAATTTAGAACGCCGCTTATCATTTGTCGTCACTCTTCGGAGGCGTCTTGAGGTAACCGTCTAAGGCAAGGTACGCCACCCAACAGATCAATCCTAGCACGAAAGCAACGAATAACCCACAAGCAAGACCCAGAACACAGAAGAAGACGGGCGCGAAAAGTGGCATTAGTAGGCTTTGGCTCCAGGCTTGAACTTCGCGGCTATGGGTGGTCTCAACTTAACCAGTATGTACCTTCCTGCCGCCAGCAAGTGAAATGGAGCATCGTCGAACTCATCCGTTACAGTTCCAGTCTTTGCGTCTATCTTACGCAAAAACGCATTCAACATGCTTATAAACTTCGGGCAAGTCTCCCAAACATCAAGCGTTCCCTCTCTAAAAAGATCATTCATCACCTGATATTGAATCTTTGGATCGGCAAAAATAGGAGACGGCTCTGCCATCGGAATACCGTGAAGACGGAAAGCCTCGCGCCACCCCTGCTCACCTGTTCGGTTACCACCCGCGCCGTCTTTGAACTTAGCGCCTAATGGCAGCAACGCCTTAGTATCGCTTGAAATCTGTGACCAGGGTCTAGAGTGACCCGGCCAATCTTCCCCGATGATGCTTAGACGGCCTGACTCAATATGTTCTGCGACGCAGATCTCGGCGGTATTGTGCCCTCCAAAATCCCCGCCCACGTAGAACCAATACTCGTTAGGATCGAGAGCGCGAGCCGATACGACATTACGCGACTCATCAAAGGCATCAATCATCAAGTGCGCGGGCTTGGCTTCCCAGTCACCTAGTAACAACCGCTTCATTTCCACGTCGTCCTGAGCTTTCAGGTTGCCGATGTAGCCAGGGTTTGCTTTGAGTAGATCCCGGTTATCGTACACTGTCGCACGAATGAAAGTTATCGACTTCTCAGGCCGGAAGCAGTTATCGCACCCATCCTTAAAACATCCCTCACCTTTTGGCCCGAGCGTGCATTTTTCTCGTTCTGGCTTACTGTCGAGCCATACAATCTGATCGTTCTCGCGGATGAACCAACGAAGTTCGCCAGACTTCGCAGGATTCGGGAAACTTCGGTCCACCCACGGAGCAAGCAGTCTCTTTACCCATCCTGGGGCCGGGTTCGTGCTGCCGCGTATTCGGACCTTGCGTCCACACGTCGAGCGGTTTCTAGACATCAGATACCAGAACTGCGACTCTAAGAACTCCGTAAGCTCATCGAACAAGATGTCGCATATCTGAGCACCCTTCCATGTGTATTTATCCGCGTCATTTTCTAATCCTGCAAACTGGATCGAAGCGCCAGACGGGAAAGACCAAAACCGCTCGGTAAGGTTCGGCTTGCCGCCTGATCTCGTGTAAAGATCCATCGACTGATCCCAAATGCCGCCTTCGTCCTTAACCTGTTTCATCGTGCGGCGAAAGATGACCGCGTTGAAGTCCTTGCAGTCCAGATCTTTGGACGGCTCAAGCAATTCGCCTATTGTCTTGCCGCCACCTGCTGACCCACCGATGATTGCGATGTCCGCTTCCGTTTCGATGAACATGCGCTGAGGGTCGGAGTTCGGAGGGAAGATCTGTAGAAGCGTCTTCTTGCCCCCCATTCTCTCCACCCACATAGCCAACTCCCTTTTATCGGCTTCACTACCGTACTTGGCTATATCTTCAGGGGTGAGAGATTCTATCGACACTGAGGATATTTTACGCGATGTTGTCTAAACGTAAAAAGAGCCGGACCTTTTGAGGGGTTCAGCTTCCGAGATCTCATGCAAGCTCGCATCCGTCCACAGGCTGATGA